TGATATTTCACAGGATGATGTAGATATGCCAAAAGGAGATGAATCATGAGTGAACGACAAATGATGATGGTATATCATAATAAAGATAATGGTTACACAATGGTGTTAAATTATGATGATGATGTTATAACACTTTCAGAAAGATTTCAATATGTTCTGGGTGAATACTTGACGGAGAGTGTATTATGAAACTCACAGGTACACCAAGAAAACACCCATATTGTAAAATCTGTAAAGAGTTATACATGGATTTCTGTATGCTACATGGTCACATTAAAGGCAGTTTTGAGATGAGGAGTGAAATATGAAATTATCCAACTGTGAGGACTGTAAGAAAGATTAAATGTAACATAAACCAATATAAACCATCATGAAAATCATAGTGTTATTCCTAATTTTAGTGTTAATTGGTGGTGTGGGAGTCATACCTGCAGGTGTAGGTGACAACCTTGAGACGCTTAAGGTCAGGTTTGACAAGACCCCTGAAGTATGTATTTTCGACATAGATCCTGACATCAGCGACCGTGCGAGGACTCATGAGATTCTTACCAGGGTTTCGGTAGATGCGTGGACGGAGGCACTGTTCAAGGAATATCCAAAGGGTAACTGGGAAATAATAATACATGAGCCAATAGCATGGGAAGACCACAAGGACAAGTCTGCGGAAGACTTTCCACACTGCACGATAATGGTTGTATTTGAGGGTCTTAGCGGATCCGACGCACTTGGCACCACATCAATAAATTTTACAAACTCCAACCATAAATTTATGGTAATAAACGCATATGTGAACTATGTTGACAACAATCATATAATAATAAACAACGGAAATGCCGATTGGGCAATAGAATCATTGAATGACTATACACTGCAATCAGTGATAATTCACGAGCTTGGACACGCGTTTGGCCTTCTTCATTATATAAATTCATCACCCTTACCAAGGGATATGGAAGGTATAGAGGTGTCTGTCATGTATCCTCATCTTAGTATTTCCTATGGCAGTGTTGTTGATATAAAGTCCCCCGAATTAATTATGATGGGTAAGTTATATGGAGAGTATGGATGGAATGGTATAAAATACCCAGTTATTGTAAAATCATGTGACTTTTTACAAAATATTGCATATGATTGTAAATGGTAGGATATAAACTGTAATATTTAAATAACACTTACATACTATAAATACTATGGGTTGTTGTGGAACTGCTTGCGAATTGGGTCCAAATGGACTATTCATAAAAAAATCAAAAAAGAAAATTTTGGAACCGGAAGAAGATAAAACTGACTAGCCGGGTCATTACTCCGGACTTCCAGAGCTTAGGAGCTGGCGTGCAAATTCACACTACTAGTCATATATATTAACACGTTCGTTATAGTTAAATTTTAAGTAAAGATAAAAAACACCTCTTAACACAAATAGCTACAGCTCGTTACAGTAAATAATACTCCTACAATAGCTATAACGAATATAACAATAACTGTTAACTAACTAAAAACTCCAGTATATACATTATACCTATAACGAATCATGTTACACTTATATTAGGAAATCATCATATATTATACATGAATCAAGAGATAGAAAAAGCAACACAGGTTGTAAAGGCATATAACAACATACCTGAAAACATGAGAACGTTGGAACTTAGGAATTTTCATACAAGAGCTCTAATTGTCATTAAGTTGGAGGAGATAAAATCGGTCAACAGACTGTACACACTTATGACATTCTGTTTTGACGAGATGATCCTGAAAGAAAAAAGAAAATGGGCATCAAGGATAGGAATGAGAATGCTTCGTGGAAAAAGAGGAAAACCATATGGTGGTGAAAACAAACAACCACCGATGACAAATGCCGAACGACAAAGAAAATGGAGGGAAAATAATCCACAACAATATAGAGAGAGTGTTAAAAGACAAAACAGACAAAGACTGTCACATTACTAATCTTTATATATCATTTTCACGTTTATCTATACATGAGTGCATGTGAATGTCCAAAATGTGATTGTGAAGACCACGGTGTTTGTAAGTGTACTGACTGTGAATGTGTTAAATGCAACTGTTAATGTAATTTAAGATAGAGTTAAATACAGGTAAGTTTATATTAGTCAACGACGTATATATATATTGGTTGTCAAGGATTACCCTTATACGGTAGCCTTCTTAAACCATTCAGTGATTACTCAGGTTAGAAAGAGCGTTAGAGACGTCATCTAACCACTGAAAATATTCATTTAATTACAAAAATTTTTCAATAAATAAATTTATTTTCACTTTTTCAGAAAATTTTCAAATAACTTTATATACAGAGGAACATAATAGTTAATATGGGATTTAAGGACAGGTTTACAAGTGCTTATAAGGCTTTAACGTCAGTCGATAAAGGTTATACTGAAACTACATCCAGACCAGCCATTATGCAGCCATATATGGCAACTGATACAGGTGCTAAACTCCCAATTTTTCCATTTCCACTTATAATGATCTATGAGTTGTCAGATAATGTTGACGCTCTAAGAATTTCCATTGAAACTATCAATAGAGAGATGTTTAAGAACGGATTTGAGGTAGTTGAAAAGTACAAATACAAGTGTAACAACTGTGGAAAGGAATTTGACGGCAAACCATCCAAAAATGACTCTTTTGACAGAAAAGAAGGTCCACCAGAGGATGCTGACTTGGATAAAGCACCGGCAAAAAAACTTACACATGCAAACAAGATACTAAACAAGGCCGGAATGCCAAGTTTAAAGGAAGAAGACACACCAGCAGAATGTGATGACTGTGGTTCAGGAGATATTGCTAGACCAAAACCTGAAAATCGTAAAATTTTACAACAATTATTCACATGTTTCGTCAATAATAACGACCAAACAATGGAAGATGTAGGTAGAATGTTAGAAAGAGACTTGGAAGTTGCTGATAACTGCTATCTATTACTGTTAAAGAATTATTATGTTAATGATGTTACTGGTAAGATTGATAAAAAGAAGACAAAGATAAAAGAATTGATAAGAATAGACCCTCCACAAGTGGCAATAATAGCAGATTCAGACGGAAGGGTTGGATTTGACGACAAAAGAAATGCTGTATATGTTTGTCCAAGATTTGAACATAGAGATAAAAGGCTCACCAAACCACATTGTGATAGATGTGGTGCGGAAGCATTAAAAGCATTATTAGAGGTATCATCTGTATATTCAGTAGGTATACCACAACCAAAAAGAGTAATTTATGCACAAGGAGAAGTTATTTGGGTAGCAGGAAAATACAAACCAGGATTAATTTATGGTTTTTCACCAATTTATGCCTTATGGAGCAAGATAATGTCATTATCACATATGGATGAATATATTAGAAAATACTTTGACAAGATGCGTCCACCAAGAGGTCTTTTGGTTATTGCATCAAGAAACTATGAGACTTTTAGAAAGTCATGGAACACGTTGGAGCAAAGAGCAACAGAAGATCCTTACATGATACACCCATTATTGGTAGAATCTGACAAGGGAGGAACAGGTCAGGCAGCACAATGGATTGATTTCACGGGGTCCCTAAAAGAATTACAATTTATAGATATAAGAAGAGAACTAAGACAGATTATAGGAGCAGCATACGGAGTATTACCTCTTTACTTTGGAGAACTTCCATCAGGATGGGCAAATGAAGGAATGCAGGTTACAATCACAAACAGACATGTAAAGTGGTCACAAGACTTTTTAAAGACACATATTTTCGACAGATTGGCAAAAGAACTAATGGTTAATGATTGGACTTTGCGACTTAGAGAAGGTGAAGAAGCCGATGAACTCAGAGATCTCGAAATAAAGGCACAGGAGATCCAGAACAACGCAACCCTGCAACAAATGGGATTTGATGTCAAGAGAACACATACTGGAGACTGGGTTGTCGGAAAGGAGCCAACATTCGAACAGGTCATGCTGCCAGATATGGCTGCCATGGAACAACAGGCAGAACTTGGTATGGCCATGCAAGAAGCAGACCCAGAAGGACAGAAACAAGGAAGGGGTGCATCTACAACAGGTAATGGTGAACGTACTGCAGGATCAAAACAGGGAGGTCCTATGAACAACAGGCCAAGTGACCCAGGTGGTGCCGGTCAAGGTAGTCCAACTGCTGGAGGCAAACAGAGATCAGGTGCATTTAATTCGTCACAAAAATCAGAAAGTTCAATTGGGCATACTGAAGATTTCTGGATCAGAAAGATAACAAAAGACGGGTCGGTATCGGAAGATGATGCTAGAAACATGATCAAGACATGGGAATTCCAACACAAAAAATCGGGGACAATATACTTCCCAACAATAACAGATGAAGAAGAAGAAACATTACCTGGATTGGCAGAAACTGTAAGAAGAAAAAAATCAAGAGGCAACCCAACATATACAATAAGAAAAGAAGGAATGCCTGACATACAGAAAGAAGACGAATAAAATAACATTTATATACGGTTTAAGATATATAATACTACATGGGTAAAAAGAAAATTAAATCTACAATAACAAAGAATGAATCAGACCCAAAAAATGATGTATATAGATCCATACGATTTAAATCAGATATTAAAACCCTTATCGTTAGAACTGAGGTTGGTTATGATATGGTATTTGAAATCAACCCACAAATAAGAGTAAACCCATATGAAACGGCAGAAAACGGAACACCAAAATTTCAATCTTCACTTGTATGGAACTTGAAAGGCGTCAGACCAAGAGGAAATGCCATGAAACAGGCAGATATTGAAAAAACTATCAAAGGCAGATCACTGCTTCCAATGGAAGTAGATTGGGATATAGCACAGTTGGGATTTGTTTATTCCAATCAAAGAGATCCAAACAACCACAAATGGTGGCTGGAATCGTTAAAAACAGGAAAAAAAATGGGTGAATTTGACAGCATTATGTCTGAATATACACAGATGATTACATCCACAGCACCAATAGGTACAAGGTCATGGTTCGACGGAATTCATCACGGAAGATTCACACTCGCAAAAGACAATATCAAGGATGTTGTGGAATTGGATAAGGGACATATTCTTATCAATGGAAACGGCAAAGGTAGACTTGGAGAAATAAAAGGAAACGTGGTAATACCTGATGAATGCATACTGTTTAGACTTCGATTTGATATCAGAAAAAACATATGGTATACTGAGATGATTGACAGTCAAGGTAAAGTTTTAGGTGAACCTATGATAAGTAGCCAACTCAAATCAGATGCCAAATTCAAAGGACATATAGTGTCTGATCCAAACAGACCAAAAGTATCAGGACTTATATTAAGAGGTGATGTGATAACAATAAAAACAGATTCACAACTAACAATGATTAAAGGTAAAGTTTAAATTACAATCAATCATAGATGATATATATGTTTGATAAATTCATTAAAGGCATAAAAAAATCATTCGATGGTAAAACATACATTAGAAAACTATACAAATGTAATCTATGTGGTAAAGACAGTTATATGCATACATGTTTGCAGTGTGAAATAGATGACGCATATAGGGGGTTTAATAACTAAAATGTTTAACAGAAAAAAAGATCCATACGAATACGTCACACCTGAAAATTATGACATGGTCAGACAATGCTTAATGCAGGGGCTCCATTCCAATGATCCAACAACAATAGTAAAAAACATACAAAAATTAACAGATATACCAGTAGAAGCAATAGAGGCAATAGTAAGTAAGGAGATAGGTGGTGCATTTGACGCATGGAAAGATAAAAATGGAGACAATCTTGGCTGATAAACTAAATGTAAATACTGGTGGAACAGCCGCAGGTAACAAGATTTGGGATATGCATCAGAAAGATGAACAAAAAAGAGTGAACAATCACAAAGAAGGATTTTGTTGGAGATGTGAAAAAAAGAAAGCGGTATCGGCAACACTTTTTAATGTGTGTGAACATTGCAGACGAAACAGAGGACATGAGTTTACATTGGTAACGGTAGCAGACAAGGGATGGGATATGTGTATGTTTTGTGGAAGATATGATTGGAGTATAAAACAGATGAATGCAAGACTGTGTTACAACTGTCACTATAAAGTTAGAGAGACATTAAGGGATTTTAGACGTGCAGGAGGAACTACTAAAGTGGACCCATTCTGGAAATCCATGAGACGTAATCTTGGAAAAGACTTTTTGTTTCAAGATGGATTTACCAGGCATTATAGAAAATAAAACTTTAATCAAAAATTAATGAACCGGTTTTATGATTAGGTTCACTCTTGGTCTGGTATCGTCATATAGAACATAACCCTTTATATGTCTTTTTTTATTATTCATACTACCTGATTTTACTCTACGTGCGATTGCCAATGTATGTTGTATTTCCATGCCAGAAAATACAACTCTGTTGTGTTTAGGTTCAATTTCAATTTCGACTATAGGTTCGAACTTGTCCTCATATTTTTTAAATTCTTTTTCACCTAGATCAAAATAAACAAGAGACTTGGAAAAGTCTGGCTTGTAACCTGCCGTACCTGAACGTATGTCACTGACAAGAACTATACTTTTATCATTAAGCCATAATGAGGAAAGATGAGTTTCAGCTATCTCGTCTTGTCCTTGAGGATAAAACAACATATATTCTTCCAGTGTGTCATACACATATACTGATGCGTTTGTCATTATTATTATATATGAGTGACACTTATATAAATGCATGGGATATAACGATTGTAAAAAATGCAAATGTATAATATCCAGATATACCATTGATAGGGAATCAAACGGAATAGTAAAAAATTATCAGTTTAAACTGTGCTGGGGATGCGGTTATTTTACAGTATATCCAAATATAGTAGATGAGTTTACAAACTTAATAATGAGAGATCAAACAATAATAATTGAATTGATAGAAGACAAACTATTGAAGCCGATTCTTTAAATAAGTTGTAACTATATAAAGATATATGGAATTTAATTTTCTAGGCGATGTAATTGCAGGGGCAATATTATTCATAGTAACAGGACTGTCAGCGTATATATTCAAGTATTTTAAGGACAAGAAACAGGAAATTGAAAAAAATCAACTGGAGATAGATAAGTTATGTGAAAAGGTTGAAGAATTGAACAGAAGATGCAAGTATGACGCTGCATTAATGAGAAAGGCAATAGTGATACTGTCAAAGAGACTGGACAAGAAAAACAAGGAAATACACCCAGATATAGATACGGCATTTGAGGAAGTCACAAAGGATATACTTACTGACGACTACTAAAAAGTTTATATAGGGTATTAACGTGAAGTGAGTATGGTATTCGAACTAGCTGGTCGACTTAGATATCATGCTTTATGGGCATACACCGCTATAGTTGCACCTGCCTTCTTATTGGATAAACTGCCAATAACAGACATACAGGGCTTGGCAGCAATCCTAGCACCATTAGCATTAGTTCTAGCAGCCGACGTTGCAAAAAACAGAAACACAGTAGTTACATCTTAGACGTTTTTGACAAATCTAAGTATAACCACTCTACATTTTTATAGATATTATTATATATGATGAGCGATATAATTAGTCATGGTAGAACGATTGTTTTTTTCCAAACTGGTCACCAAAAATTTAACAGCTATTACAAGCTCTAGAAGATTATTTGAAGGGGTGCTAACAGTTGAAATGAAAGACAGACAAGGCGAAATCACCGTACGTGACGAGTTATTGAAAGTTTTACCTATTTGGATAGCAAGGGGAGGCCCTATAACAGACACACACTCCAACAGAGTTGTAGGTCAAGGCATAAATTTCGGTTCAACAACCGTAACAGACGAGAAAGGGAAGTCATATCCTGCAATAACAATACAGGGTGAAATCTTTAGAGATTATGAACTTGACGATGAAATCTGGAAAGCCATAAAGTCGGGAAAATATAAGGGACTTTCATTCGGAGGAGCAACTAAATCCAATAGAACACCAATAATGCAAAAAGACGGATCAGTAGCATACTCCCTAAAAGATTTGGAACAGTATGAAGTAGCCGTATGTGAGGAACCAGCAGTACCATTGGCACTAATAACTCAACATAATGAGATAGCAAAGGCAATGGCAGGTAATGTCAAAGATAGAGGTGACGGTACAATGTGTATCAGATGTGACAAGTTTAAATGTTATATAGATAAAGGATATTCCGAGAAAGGAGATGACACTTATGCAGATGTAAATGGTCCAAATTCACCAAACAAGGATGATGATGCAGAGGCCCTGGAAAACAACAGGGGAGAGCCACAGGAAAACGGGGCTACCTATCATGGAACAGATAAAACATATAGAGATCCTGATCCTACAGAAACAGATCCAAAAAAGATAGAAGCAAATGCATTAAGAGCAAGTAAACAGATTCAAGTTAAAGATGATAAAGCAATTAAACCAAAAGATGATGACGAGATGCTAGAAGAAGCAGACTTGGAAGAAGTAGAAAAGATATTACCATTAATAGGAATGGCCGCATCTAGAATAGGTGGTGCAGCAGCCGGTGCAGCAAGAGGTGCAGCCGGTGCAGCAAGAGGTGCAGCAAGAGGTGCAGCTGAAGAATTAGCACCAGGTCCTGAATCATGTGGTTCATCATGCGATATGACATGTGAAGACCTTTGTAAGGCAGACGGCATAGAACCACAATACACGGAGGATGGCAAGGATAAATATGGCAAAAAAATGCCAAAATTCATGCATACAAAACCATCAGATGTGGATACAGGACAAGACAAACCTGGATCAAGATACAGTACTGTACAACCAGAATCAGTAACACCTAACCGTTCTATGACTCCAGACCAATTAAAAAGAAGACAAGAAGGTAACTGGAACAAGCCATCAACAGCCCCACCAAAGGTAGGCGGCAAAAAAATTAAACCTAGTGCAACCGTAACACATGACCATAAAACAGGCACAACGACAATAGATAGTTCTACTTCAAGAAGAGGATCACAAGGAACATTAACAATACCAACAGAGACATATATTAACAACTTTACTAAAACATTAGACGTATTAAAGGTATTATTTGCTATAAAAGCAGACGAATTGGAAAAAATTGCAAATAAAGATGCAGACAAACTAAAAAATCCATATTTTTTAAAAACTGATTACAATACATGTGAGGTGGTAAGGGAGTATAAAGATGACGAATCTGATGATGGATCTAAAGACGAAGATTCCAAAAAAAAAGCACTTGATATAATCAATGACATAAACAATATATTAAAGACAGAACAAAAACTACATGCTAGAAATGGTACATCTAATTTCATTCACGGAAGACATTTTGTTACAACTAATGGTAAAATATCAAATCATGATGGAATGGCATCACATGAAGAACAGGTAAGACGTATAGGACATAAGAATTTATCATCATTTTTAAAAGAAACAGGTGCTGCAAGAGTAACACATAATGATAAAAATAATGAATTTTCAGTTCATACACATAGACCAATGACGTCTCATCAAGAAAAAACCATACGAAATCATATGAGAGATAATAAAATAGATGAAAGAAAAGTGATATTTGACAACTACCACGATAAAGGTCCTGGAGAAACAGGAGATTCACATACACATCATAGTAAAATATTTCCAAAAGGAAACCATAATAATATGACTGATAATATACTAACTGATAAAGCTACAGACTCAAAGAAAACAGAAACAATCAAACTAATGGATGAGTTAAAAGATGCATTGACAAACAGATGGATAGAGACAATACCAAAAGAGGGAAAAAATACCAATAACATGTCAAATTCACAAAGATTTGGAAGACAGTCAACAGGTGCAAGGTTTAATCAAGATACAGGTAACAAGAGAAGCGGTAATAAATGGGATAAACTGGGAGATCTAGGAGAGTTTAAGGATTCCAAGATATTAAGCAATGAAGGGGAAGAAACAGGAAAGATATCAAATCAACATGGTGGAGGATCAAAACAAAATGCATTGAGTAAGGCATCGGGAGATTCACCATATACAGAGCCAGGAAGGGGTGGATTTGCAGGAAGAGAACCGGGAGAGACATGTGATCATAACGAGTCAACATCAATTCACAACGTAAATCAGCCTAAACACGTAAACAGACCGTATGAGGACGAGGATGCAGAGGCTTTGAAAAATGATCCACAAAAAGATAAATTAAACAAACCAAAAATTGTAGTTGGTAATTGTAAAAACCGTTATTATGATGCAGTATGTTGGAATGATGATTCATCTAACCATCCAAATGATGGAAATACAATAAAAGCAATTGAATTAATGAACGAATTAAAAGATGGTATGAATAAACTAGGAAAGAATGACAGGGCCATGACGGCAAACAATGCTGAGGACGGTATTAATGGAAAGATGAGATTGGATAACGACCCCCCAGCAGAGGCTCTAGAAGTAGAAAAGAAAGTACAAACTGGAGATTATGGTAACTGTTCAATAGAGGTGGAAGGTAAGAATATAGACGCAGAGATTAACCCAGGTGAAAGCCTAAGAAAAGATACGGCTATAATGGACCCAGGAAGCGGTGCAGGAGGAATTAGAACCGGGGCATCATATGACAACTCACAACAGGATACAGGACAAAAGGACAACCCAAGAGAGGTAAAAGAAGAGAATTATACAGGCGAAGAAGACAGGGGAAACCTAAATCCAAAATACTCAGGAGAAGATGACACAGTATCTGGTGCATCAACAGAGAATTATAATAAAGCAACAGTGAAAATGTTAGAATTACTAGCAGATATTAAAAAACAGACATAGTAGACAATCCTTATATATTACTTTTCCAGTATATAAAGTAACAACATGACTGACGAAAAAGAATATAAAGACGAGAAACAAGAAGACGAAGAAGAAGAGAAAAAAGTAGAGAAATCTGCATTTGACTCATCTTTACAAGCATTGACAGAGACAATCAAAGGATTTGACATCAGTGGTCTTAAAGACGAAATTAAAGGTATCGGTGCAAAAGTCGATAGTTTTGATTCCAGAATTAAAGCCATGGAAGAACCAACCGACTTACCGCTAAAGCCTAAAACTTCAGCAGAAGACGATATTGGTGCAAAAGTCAAGGTTCCAGACGATTATCAAAGCAATTCAAACCAAGCCGGAGTCAAAGATTCCGACGAGGAAAATGCAAAAGAGACTGACAAAAACGGTCTTTCTATGCAAGAGAAAAGCTTTAGTCAATCAGAACAAGTCTTCTCTACACAAACTCCAAGACCAGGTGCTGCACTTGAAACCGTAGAGAAATCTGCTGGTATTCAAATAAACGAGGTGCTCAAAGCAGCTCGTGAAGTAGGACATGAAGATCTTGGATCAGTCGGTAGACGTATTCTGAAAGGAGAGTTCGGTAGTCCAGAACAAGGTGAACAGCAATGGTAAAAATTCAAACAATTGATGAGCTAGAAGCCCTATACTATGGTTACAACCGTAATTCTTTGAGAAAGGCAGACGCCCCAGTAACAACCAGTTCAACTGGTTCTTTCAACGCAGTGTTCGGAGCATACGCATGGGCTCAATTAAACCTTGAAGCCAATGCATTTGGTATCTTACCAAAGTATCCTTGGGACAAATCTGGTTGGAGGGTTATCACCGCTAAAGCAGACTCACTTGCAGACGCAGGTACCTGTAACAATACAGCATTAGGTGGTACAACTGAAGGTGGCTTAATTGCCGATACCATCAAACCAACACTTGCAGAAATTGATGTAAGACCAAAAACTGCTCAACTACCATTCAGTGCCTCAGAGGTAATGGAATGGCTTGCAACACACAGTAAAGACGACATTTGGGGTGGTCTAGGTTCACTTAGACTATTCATGGCAGTTCAACACAAAGAACTGTTAAACAGAATGTTATTAACTGATGTAGAAGCAGGAGCAGCAGCAGCTTGTGCTGTCCATACTGGTTCACTTAACTGGGAATCTTTAGACAGAATTATTTCAAGCCAAGCAGAAGGAAACTTACAAGGAGCATGTAGTACAGACAACTACGATCCTTGGAAAGGAAGTTCTGGTGCTGTAATTGACAGAGATAGTTCAAGTACATTCGATTCAACTGTCTCATCCCCATCTGGTACTTTAGGTACTAATGGAATCATGACAGATGACGTACTAAGAACATTCCTTAGATCAATCCGTAAGAAAGCTGGTAAAGATCCAAACGTATTCCTCGGTTCCCACGAAGTTTATTCCGAAATACAAGGCTTGTTTATGCCTTCTGTCCGTATTGCAAATCCATACGGTGAAGCATTAGTCCAAGTCGATGTAAACGGTATCCAAACTTTCAAAGGTACTGGTGTAGGTATACATGTAGACTCTATCTATGGAGTTCCATTCATTCCAACCAAAGATGCTCCAAGCAATACTTGTGACTCTGACGAAGTAGGAAGACTATTTGCATTAGATACTTCTGATGCAGAAGGATATGGTTACCCAAGATTAGGAATCATGGTGTCAATCCCAACAGAATATTACGAAGCAACCCGTAGAAGTCCAGGTTACCCATTCATCAACAATGCTTTTGTTGAGAAAGGTGTATTCAGAACTATGGGTGAAACCGTATGTAGAAGTTTCATCGCTCAAGGTAAGATTAGAGATATTAAACTTTAGTCAAACCACATTCGAATCACATACTCTAGTCGAAAGATTAGGTATATTTTTTATTCTTATTATCTCAAGCAGGGACCTCTACAATATCCTTATATATAACCAAAACTACATTTATATATGGCAAATACAGTCGCAGTGAATTCAGATTGGGAAAATCTAACAGGGAAAACTCTTTCAGTCCAATCAGAACTAACATCAAAACTAAAAACAACAGTAGTAGATGTTACTTTTGCAGGAGCTGACACATATTCAACGTGTGGTGTAACAGTTGACCTTTCATTGGGCGGTAGAATTAGTACCATAATTGAAGCATCAATTATATCAAACGACAAAGGACTTCTACTTGAATATGTTCCAGCAGCAGCAGGAGCAGCAGCCACAGGTAAGATCAAGGCTTTTGGATATATTAATGACGATGCAGCAGGTGTTAATGCTACCCCAGAGGCCTTTTCTGAATTGGCAAACTCATCAGCTATTGTTAACTCATTAGCAATCAAAATTCGAGTAGTAGGTTTTTAGGTAAACCTTTACTTTACTTTTTTTATTCACAAACCTTATATATTAAATGGTGACTATAATGTATATGGCTCAAGTTGATTTAACTAGAGAGAGAATAGACGCATCAAATGGGTCACTTATAGGAAGTTATAATAAAAATATAGATGTCACCACAACAAACTGCTTTTCTGCAGTATTAGAGGTAGATTCCAGAGGAACAAGAACATCAACATTTTCAATTTTCAACACACATGCAACAAACAGTATAGATTATGACATATGGGGAAATGTGGACAGTAATCCTGTGACAGCATTTACAGGTACGGCAGATACAGATTATGATAATGGATGGGTTGAACTGAAATCCTCAACATCTCAGGCAGCAAGTGTTGCACCGGCAGTTGAAACATTAAGCAATTCTTACACAAAAGTGGTTGTAAGGGTAAAATCGACATCAGCCGGTAATGCCGGTGTTGTAAGGATATGGCATAGAGGAGATAATTAAAAATGAGCTTGAACTCAGGTTCATTAGATATAGGAGTAACAGGAAATATTTTACTAAAAGGTAATTATAATGCATCAACAAATTCACCTGATTTAGATTGCTCACCAACAGCATGTTCAATTAAAAAAGGAGATCAATATGTAATATCAGTATCAGGTACATTCTTCACTGAAGCAATACAAGCCGGGGATTCTATAATAGCACAACAAGATAACCCTAATACATTATCACATTGGATTACAGTAGAAAACAACCTATCAGCAGATCCATTTTGTAGAGCAAATCATTCAGGTACTCAAGCACAAAGTACAGTAACATGTCTATCTACAGATTTAGCAGCAAGATCACCACTAGCCTCTCCAACATTTACAGGCACAGTAGCAATACCAAACTATGCAGATGTAGAGTCTACCCTAGATGGAATAGCAACTAATGCTACAGCAGTTGCTTTAAAATCTCCTTTAGCTAGTCCAACATTCACGGGAACTACAACAACATCATTGTTAGATGTTGCAGGTAACAATATAGACAATATTCAAAACTTAATTCATGATACTTCAACAACAACAACTGCATTGGATTTTGACGGGGATCAATTACAAACAATTTCAATTAGTGCTGCTACTACATTTACAACATCAAATAGAGCAATAGGTAAGTCTAAAACAATTAAAATAACCACAGATGGAACACTTAGAACCTTAACATTCCCAGCATGGAAATTTGTAGGAGCAAAACCAGCAGACCAAGCAGCCAGTAAGATAGGTATTCTAACTATTACATCATTTGGTACAGCAGATACAGATATCGTGGCAGCATACGCAGTAGAGGAGTAATAAATGTCTCACAGAGACAGTCCAATTAAAAAGAATAAGGAATTAAAGAAACCAATGGATATTATGAATGTTGGTTTTGTTGGAGCTGCTGGTGGAGTAGCTATAACTGACCCACCTGTTGTGGCAAGTCATTCAGGTGGAAGTTCAGATTCAAATTATACTATCGATGGTGTGACATATAAAAGTTATACATACCTTTCATCTGGAACTATGGGAATCACTACCACAGGTATTGTTGATGTTTTAATTGTTGGCGGTGGAGGCGGTGGAGGATATGGTATTGGAGGTGGCGGTGGAGGCGGTGCCGTACTTAAATTATCAGAAGTGGTTTTACCTGCAACAACAATGACAACAACAGTTGGTGCTGGTAAAGGTTCAGCCACAAGTGGTGATGCTTCAACAATAACTGGCACAGGATTTACAACAATTACAGCCACAGGTGGAGGAGGTGCAGGCGGACATTCTAGTAGTGATTATTCAGCAAAAACAGATGGTGCTAATGGTGGAGGTTCAGGTGGAACAGGAAATACACCTACACATTCACCATATATAGGAACAGGATATGGTGGGTATTCAGGTAGCGGTGGAGGAGTTAATCATGCTCAAGGCGGTGGAGGAGGAGCTTCAGCTAATGGTGCTAGTCCAAGTGGACAAGCTTCAAATGGAGGAGTTGGAGGAAATGGAGGAGCTGGTATACAGATAACCAATTTTGAATCAACAAATTATTATTATGGCGGTGGAGGAGGAGGAGGTTCACATAATTTTCTTCAAGGTGGAGATGGCGGTCAAGGCGGTGGCGGAGGCGGTGCAGCTGCAAATGTAGTATCATGGGCACGAGGTTTTGGCGGAACAGGTGGCAGAAACAATGGTTCAAATGGTGGACAAGGTTCAAATCAAGCTGGAGGTGCGGCAGGAGCAAACACTGGTAGTGGCGGAGGTGGAGCAACTTGGAACGGAGGAGGAGGATTAGGCGGTTCAGGTATTATTGTGATTAGACATACAACATAACATTTATTAATCGCTTAACACAAATATAATTGTGGAGTAGGTATGAAAGCAAATAATATTGTAATAGTAGGTGGTGGTACGGCAGGATGGATGACAGCAACAACCTTTGTTAGATTATTCCCTAAAAAGAAAATTACCTTAATAGAATCTCCTGACATCAAGACGGTAGGAGTAGGAGAATCAACAATAGTTCAATTCAGACAATGGTTATATTTAGTTGGAATTAAAGATAAGGACTTTATGAAGCATTGTGATGCCTCTTACAAGTTTACTATAAGATTTACAAACTTTAATAAAATTAATAGTGGTAGAGTTGAATATCCGTTTAGCATACCAGAGCCAATAGACGATAACAGGCTCAATCTGTGGTACTTTAAAAAAATGTTACACCCAAAAACACCAAATACGGATTATGCCGACTCATACTATCCAATAATGCCTTTGGTCAACAACAACAAGGTGTACAAGGGAAAGGAGTTAGGCAATTTTAGATTCGATAAAGATACGGCATTTCACTTTGATGCAACCAAGTTTGCCCTATGGCTGAGGGATAATATTTGTCTGCCAAGCATAACCCATATAAAATCAAATGTGAAAGATATTAAAATTGATAATGAAGGTATAAAATATTTATTATTAAACAATGGTGATAAAATAACAGGAGATTTATTCATAGACTGTACAGGGTTTAAATCTCTACTGCTTGGAGAGGCAATGAATGAGGAATTTATACCATATAATGACATATTACCTAACAATAAGGCATGGGCAACACATGTAAATTATACAGACAAGGAAAAACAACTTGAGGGAGTAACAAATGCAACCGCATTAAAGAACGGATGGGTATGGAATATCCCTTTATGGAGTAAAATAGGAACAGGATATGTTTACTCTGACAAATATACAACAGATGAAAAGGCATTGACAGAGTTCAAAAAACATTTAAAGAAACAAAAATTCGATATAACCAAGAATAAATTTACCAATATATCAATGAGAGTGGGAATTCATAATAAACTATTTGTGAAGAATGTAGTGGCAATAGGACTGTCGGCAGGATTCATTGAACCATTAGAATCAAACGGATTATACACGGTACATGAATTTTTGTCATTTCTAATCAGATCGTTTGAACGAGATAACATATCACAATGGGATAGAGATGCATATAATTATGCATGCAGAAATATTTTCCATAATTGGGCAGAATTTGTGAGTATGCATTATGCACTTGGTGAAAGAGATGATACAAAATACTGGAGAGATAATCTCAATAGAAATTATGATAAAAAGATTCATGAATTATCACCTACACAACATCATGGGTTTAGAGATCATATTATAGATAAAATGTATAGATTCAGATTTAATGAGGAAGGTGGTATAGGTTGTATAAGTACAGGGTATGGATATTTTCCTCTTAGTGACAACACTCTAAGATATGGTAATAAGATGGAAGAATTTGATTATACACCGTTTTTATTACCTATAAAACAGTTGGATGACCGTAAGAAAGAATGGAATGATATAGTGAAATACAGTCCAACACTGTATGAATATTTAAGAAATGACATATATTCAGAGTACTAAATCTTTAAATTCTATAACACCACTTATATATCATGGCAACTTGTTATATCTCAACATCAGATGTGGCAGATTTCCTTAGAATATCCATAACATGTTCTACCAGTCCCAGTATTGCCCAGGTAGAGAAATTAATCAAAAGAGCAGAGGAGAAAATAGACCGTAGAACTGGTCACACATATGGAAGGACTAAATCAACTCAGGAAATATTCTCATTACCACTATTATATACGTTTGGTTGGGGGACATTTATATCATTAAAACATAGAGAAGTAACTACCGTAGGTGCAGGAGAAACATGTCTCTGTACAAGTGCCGGAGACAAAATAGAGATATGGAACGGATCTAACGCAACATGGACAGATTATACAAATACACCTGGATCATACGATGTAGAAAAAATAAAAGGTGAACTATATCTAAGGGGATTTATATTTTCAATATTAAGAAACAACAGGGTAAAGGTAACATACAGGTATGGAAGTGCAGCAGTACCAGATGATATAGAAGATGCCTGTCTTAAACTAACATGTATAGACTTGATTAGATCCTCAATCAAAATGGATGATCTTGAGTTTGGTGGCGCTATTAAAAAAGAGCAGGCCATGTCAGAATGGAAAGATGAGGTGGACAACATAATTCATGATCGTGCAGAGGTGTACGTCGTACCTTGACCGGATTATTCAAAATTAATAATAGATCACTTGGTCAGTTAAGAAGAAATTTAACTGATGATGTAGGCAACAGGACAAGGGATGAAATGAAGTTCGAGTTTGAACATCTACCATCATATTATTATTCAGATAGTGATAAAAAGGACAGCATAGTGTATGACAGTACTGCAAAAATTGTAGGCAGTGAGAAATGGGCCGTAGCCGCATCAGATACAGGTTCAGAATGGAAATGGAGTAAACCACCACCATTTAACAAAATATTGGAATGGGTTGTAAAACATTCAGGACTTACAAAACCATGGGAACAAAGAGCAGCCGCAGCAGGTATAAGAAAGAAAATATATCAAGATGGTATAGATTCACATTGGTGGGTTGACAGATACTTGGCAGATTTCACACATCAAGCAGGTGCAACAGGGAGTGGTATAGAATGACCATAATCACATATGATGCAATAGATGATCTAAAAACTGCATTATGTGCTCAATGGGATGCAACATGTGCAGGAGGAGTAAAACCAGCCATTGACCTGGTATGGGACAAAAAGGTTGTAGGATTCGACGGAGACTCTACAGAAAGGGTAATAATAGAACCATTAACAGAACCTATTAGACCATTTGCACTACACGGAGACGCATACTGGCATGATTTATTGGTAAAAATAGACATTAGGTCATATAAATCGGGAGGCACTACCAGGCAAAATATAATAGTAAAAGAGGTCACCCGTATCATACAGAATATAATAAGAAGAAACACACAAGGATTCCTACAGGTAGTTTTAACCAAATCTGAGACAAGAAACCAGGACTATAGGAACATGTTTAGACACTTAATTGACCTAAAATATAGTGATGTAAACACACATACCTTCGTATAGATACCACAGTATAAATCTTTATATACAATTTATTGCTAATGTAATCATGGTATTTACTGGTGCGTATACATATCTGCAATGGGTTAGAGAAGCAACATTTGGTACCGAAGCAACAGCAATTCAATCAGGTGGGGAACAATTTGGCTTTGAACAAAAAATCACCGGATGGTCATTTACTAATAATAAAATAGCACTTTCACAATTAAACGATGTTAGAGTTAAAACATATGCATATGGTCAAACTAGAGGATCAATATCACTAGACTTTGTATTATCAAGTCCGTGGTTCTTAGGATTAGTAGGATTTAAAGACGCTGGAACAACAGGTGCTGGTCCATATGTACATACCTGGGACTTGACAACATGTGCACAGAAAATAGACTCATTCACAACACAGGTAGGTCAATGTCAGGGAGGAACAGATATAGTAAGAACATTAACAGGTGGAATAGTCAATAGTGCATCAATATCAACATCAATAGGAGAATTAGCAAGAGTTACATTAGATACAAATTACAAGAATGAATCATTAACAGCATCATTAGACTCAACACCAGCAGGATTATGTGTTTCTGATCACATACCATTTACATTCGCACATGGAACCTTAGAATTTCCAGATTGTACCACAATAGGTGAAGTACAATGTGTGGATATAACAATAACACAAAATGCAGATCATATATGGGGTATTGGAAATAGTACAGCAAATTCAGCAATCAGAAGATTGACAGAAGTTACAGGAAAGATGAAATTTTCACATGTAGACAAGGCACAATTAATAAAATTATATGCTCAACAAAATAACACATTATGTAATGACTCAGCAGGAGCACAGACACTTGCAGCAGAACAACCAACATTAACACTCAAGTTTGACAATGGTGCATCAAGTACAGATTCAAGAATAATTGAATTTAACTTGACAGGAATTGCATTGGATGATCACAACCTATCCATTGAGCCAAACGAACCAATTTTCGAAGAAATAAGTTTCCAAGCAAGAGGAGCAACCGTTGTGGCAACTAACAATACATCAACAATACCAGCAGCAAGTTAGATAACCCTTATATACATCTTTATTGTTATATGATACATGGTGTTAAAGTCTTTCCAGGTAGATTATAAAGGAAGTAAAGAAGAAGTTGAATATGAGACTGAGTTAACATTCGGGGAGACAGAATCTATTATCAATCAATCATTAGACCTATCAGATATACAAAAACCAAAAGTAAGAATAGGAATATTCCGTAAACAGATATTAATGAAGACTTTAAGAAAAGCCCCATTCCCATATAAAGCAGAAGCATCAATTAATGCCGTATCTAATAAAACAATTAATGATATATTAGACCATATTATGGAGGATTATCCACTAGTCAATTTTTTAGGGGATTGGATGACGAGTTTCATGGGCTCAGAGGTGGAGAAAGAGCCACAATCGGAGTCTACTCCTTCTGTGCAACCAAATTCGGATGGACCAAAAGAGAAACAGACGAACACGGAGCACTCTTCCTCAAAAAAATTATAGCATACGTCAATGAGCATATGAAAGACGCTATACAATTCAAGTAATCTTTAAATCCCATTAGTACCATTTATATATCATGGCAGATTATAAACTAAAGCTTGACATAGACGCTGCATTATTAGAGAAAAAACTAGAGGCAGCAGCTAAGAAAGTATTTGGTAGATTAGGTGGAACAGGAGGAAGTTCTGGAGGTACAGGAGGTTCTAATACCAATGATAGTAGTTATAAAAAAGTGCTCAAAATAAACAAAGAGATAACTAAATCTCAGAATAATACACTTAAAACTAGAAGGAAATATGAACATGATTTGAAAATGGAATATGTCAGAGAAAAGGCAGCATTAAGAGCACATAATATTATGTTAGAAAAGGCAGGTGTACAATCACAAAGAACATTTAGAATGATAGGTCAATTATTAGGCGGTTCAATGGGAGGAGCAGCAGGACAAGGTATTGATCAGGCAACAACTTGGTTTAAAGTTAAGCAAAAACAACGTAAAGCATCAAAGGCTACACGAGGTGCATATGATAAAATGCCTGAAAAACAACAAAGAAAATGGAGAAAAGAACATGGAGGAGAAGCACCCGGAACTGAAGATGACTCATTTAATCAATTTGCTGACTTTATGGGATCTGCAAAAGAAAAACTTGGTGAAGCAACTGGTAAAGTTGGTAAGAGATTTGGCAAAACAAAAGCTGGTAAAATACTTGGAAAGAACAAACAAAAATTTGCAAAGACTAAAGGTGGTAAAGCAGCAGGTAAAGCCGGTGGGGTAATGGCTGGTATGGGGAAAAAAATACCACAAGCAGTTAAACTTGCAGGTATAGGTGCAGCATTGGCAGGTGGTGCAGGTTTAGCAAAAATGGTAATAGACTCGTCACCAATGTTAAAAGCAATGTTAAAATTATTGAATGTAGGTGTAATGCTTATATTAAGACCTATAGGTGACTTTATAGGATTCATGTTAAGACCATTATTATTAGAATTTGTTAAAAAGGTAGCAATTCCTGCATATAGATCAGGATCTAAATTAGCAAAAGAATGGGGTACAAAAGCAGGGAAAGTATTATTGACATTATTTACAAACCCTGCGGAGTTCATGGCTAAAGCAATAGTGAATCCATTAAAAGGAAGTTTAGAAAAAGGTTGGGCTTCAATGATGACTTCATTAGCTAACCTAGGAGTTTTTTTATCATTTTGGTTAAAAGATGAAGATAAGAAGGCATTATACGCGGAAAATGAAGAAAAATTCAAAACTCAATCTGATGCCATAGATGAAAAATACCCTGGATTTGGAGATATGAATCAAATCCAACAGATGATGGAGGGTGCTGAAACATCTATTAAAACCCCTGATACAACAGATATTCCAGGTATGGGTGGTATTGGTGGTATGGCTGAAGATACAAAAAGCATAGCTGACAATGTAGAAACATTACCAGAAGATCTTGCGGAAGCAATTATTGCTGCACAGGCAGCAGCATCAATACAACAACAAAAAGAAGCAAATATTGCACAAGATGCAATTATGGAAGTTGCTAAGAAAGGTATAGGAATAAAAACAGGGGTAGATATTATTACAGGTTCTATGATAGAAGAAGCAGGAAAAGACAAAGAACAAGCAGCAATAGATGCAAGAAATGAAAAGAAAAAAATGGATAGACAGGGGAAAATAGACAAAACCCTTCTTAGTGATACTGCACGAAAGATATTGGCAGCAGCTGAAGAATATAAACTTGGCAGAAGCAAAGGAGCACAAGCCCAGGCAGGAGGAGTATATGGAAACTATAATCCTATGTCTACTGAAGATATGGGAGAATGGGTAGGAACTGGTAAATTTAAAATGGTAGGTGGAGTGAGAACTGAGAAAAGGGCATGGTGTGATGACAAACAGTCCATGGCTGGTACTGGTGAGTTTTATCAAAAGGGTGCACATGCAGAAGAGATAAAAGAATATCAAAATTTTGCTGCAACAACCAGAGAAGAAATGGAAATATATACGGCAGCTATAGAGGAAGCAGCAATAAGTGGAGAATCTGTATTGGCAGAATATAATAAGATGAGAGCAGCCGCATATCTAACTAATAATGCTATGAGTGCCACTGAAGATCAGTTTAAAGCTATAGAAGAAAAAACAATCGAGGCATCAGATAGTTCAGTATTAACTGCTGATCAATATCAAAACATGTTAATACAAGCAACCAAATCAAATGCTTATGCAGTATATACTAGTGGTCAGTTTGATAATATATTGAAACATGCAAATAATGCTAATAATAGAATGTCATGTTTTGAAACTGCCGCAACTGGAATAGTTAATACATTTGAAGGTGCTGATAGATGGATACAATCAAGTTTGAGTCAAATAGCAGGTTATAGAACACCTTCAGGAAAAGAGTTACCTTCTGCAAGAATAGCACGAACAACTCTATCAGAATTTGGTAATGGTGTGGTTCATAAACCTGATAATTCAGATAGGAGTGCAAGATACCAAATATCATTTGGAGATGGTTCATCAAAAACACAAGGACTTGATCAAAGATCATATAACGCACTCAATGAAATGAGATCAAAAGGTAAGGCATACCAAGGAAAACAGATAATGTCAATTATAAAAATGGCAAAGGGAGGAATAATAAACGAACCAATATTCGGTATAGGTCAAAATACAGGAAAGGGATATCTTATGGGAGAAAAAGGACCTGAAACAGTAACACCAGGTGCAGGTACAAGTCCAGTAGGAACATCACCAATATTCAATATAACTATTAACGCATCAGGAATAGGAGACATAGAGAGGCAACTTAAACCAGCTATTCTAAAAATGCTTAAAGAGTCAACATCAAGGGCAGGTATAGTATAATGGGAGATATAGTAATTAAAAAGGTTACGGGGGATTCTACTACAGACTGTTCATTACAACGAATGCATTTTCCATCACAAACATCAGGTGTAACACCACCAGCAAACACATATTTCACATGGGAGCAGACTTACTTGTTCAGAACTGATGACTACATCACAATAACAAATTTCTCTAGTTTAGATTTTGAAATGAAAACACCTGTTGGAGATTTTCCTATTCCGGAATTAAGAGATACGTGTAATATTTTGGTAAAAGCAGAAGGCAACTCTCTAAGTATAACGTTATCATTTACTATGAAAGATGAGGGATCTACATCAATATTCACACCAGGAGGAGTACATGCGTCACAGTCAATAACAACTGTTCAACAACAATTAGACTTCTGGATTAATACATTCCAGCCTAACAGTATGGAAGATGGATTTCTTTTAACTGTTGATGGTATTACTAGAGCTGGAACAGTTAAAAGTATGTCAATATCAAAACAAGCACAGTCCCCAGTTTTATATGATGTTCGTATACAATTTGTATCAGGATATGCTGTTGCTGGTGAATCTTAATGGTAAGAGTAAAAGTATTAGTTTGTAATAGTCCAGTAAAAGTTATAGAAACATTTGTGACCCGTGAAGGAGAAAGAGCCATAGACCAATCAAAAATTGTATTACCAATATGTGCTTCTATAGACATAGGTAATCAAGTGAATGTAATTCAAGATGCAGTTAATTTGGATAATTTGGTAGGTGCATATATGTTTCAAGGTAGTGCAAAGGATGAATCTGGACGATGTAATAATGCATATGGTGCAATATCATATCCACGAATAGATGTAAATTTAGTGTATTGTGATTCTACATCAACTACATCAAATAAAGGTATAAGGGATTCAATATCAATTGATACTGGTAGTATAACATGTGTTGCACCAGGTAAAGTTAACAGTAAAGGTATGGTATTTGATGGTGTTAATGACTATACAACTATAACAAAAGAATGTATATATGATATAGATCAAACAACACAATTATCTTTGTCAGCCTGGATAAAAACAAGTGATACATGTGTCCCTTTAATTGCTAAAAAAGCAACCGGTTCGTCATCTAAAGGATGGGAGTTTGGAATAAACTGTGCAGGACAATTAGATTTTAGAATGACAAGCACGTCATCATCTAATGAAATACATATAAGAGGCGATACAGCAATAAACACATGTATATGGACACATGTGGCAGTAACATATAATGGCATACCTGGATGTGGTGCATCTGCAGTTAAACTATATATAAACAATGTAGAAGATACAAAGGGAGTACATTCAGCTAATCTTACATCATGTACACTTAATAATTCAACTGTAACATATGGTGCATATGCTGATGGATCTTCTAAATATACTGGATCAATGGATGATGGAAACATATGGGTATCCAAATTACTAACAACTGAGGAATTAAGATCAATATATCTAAGGGGGATAATATCAGAAACAACAGGCAAGTTTGGAACAGCAATGACATTCAATGGTATAGATTCATTCCAGGAAATACCATACACGACAGATTTTGATTTTACAGGAGAGTTTGATATATCTGTATGGGCAAGATGGCAAAGTTCAGGCACACAGTATTTATATGCAAGACGTGTATTGTCTGGTAATGGTATTGCTTTATCAGTAAATAGGATTGTACCTGGAGACATAGTTGCAGAAATTGATGGAAATTTAATAAAGACATGCGGTGTATTATACAATGATGACACATGGAATTTTATTAGAGTATATAGAGATTCAAGTAATGTAGTACATTTAGAAGTCAATGATGTGGAAAAGAATACAATGACGGTTGCATCTAATTTAACATTAGTAGATACTGCATTATTTATAGGCACAAATCATAATAAAACTGCATATTTTGACGGTGATATTAATGTATTAAGATTATATGATAAAAATATAGGATCAACACAGGCAACAAGAATATATTCTGAGGTATCTTCTACATCATTAATGAAATTTGGAGGTTATGCTACTAAAATCACAAAAGAGATTGTACAAAAAGAAGTAACAATACAGTCATTTGGTAAAAGCCTAGGTGAAACTGAAGTAAAAGCACAACAATATAATGACAGAAGTCCAGAATTCATAATAGATGATTTGATTAGGAATAATACTAAATTGATACCTCACATACACGGTACTTGTAGTGGTATTATTCTATCCAGATTCAATGCTGATGGTAAATTAGTGGATATTATAAGGGATCTAACACAATTGATTGGTAGGACATTTCACACTGATGCACTTAATCAATTTCATTTACACGATACTTCATTCAATAATACATGTTTTGTGTTTACTCATGGTGGATGTGCAAGAAACTTTGAATGTGTCAATGATGACACTGAAATAATCAATGATCTTGTTGTATTAGGTGAGGCTAAGAGATATAACACTGTGGAATGTTTTACTGGTAATGGAACATGTAATGCAGTTACATTGACCAATGGTGCTATATCTAGTACAGTGTTAGTTGGAGGAGTTAGACAAACAGCAGAGGAAGATTACGAGACATGTGTGATTAATAAAACCATAGTTTTTTCCTCAATACCTTCATGCGGTACTGCAATACAGGTAGACTATCAATATGAGATACCATTATTAATAAGAGGTGAGAAACAGTCAAGTATAGATCTATATGGAAGACATAGTAAGAGATTGATAATGCCTTGGATAAGAACAAGGAATGACGGTATTAGATTTATCAATGGTTATCTAAACAAGTTTAAAGAGATTAGGTCTTCATTAAAATTAGAATTGGGTGTAATGAAAAATTCAATAAATGAGGGAGATGTTGTCAGGGTTATAAACAATATAAAAAATATAGATTCATCATTTGTTATAAAATCATTGACATGGATATATCCTGATATGAAAACCAATATATTGTTAGGGGAGTTTAAATTTGATGATCTTGAATATGAAAAGCAGATAATAGAAAAACTGCACGATATTGAGTCTGCTCTTACAGAGATCAAGGATATAAGATGTTCAGAACAGTTAGAGGAGGTATTATGTATGACAGATAATTTCAATATTATACAGGGGGCCCTATGTGGAACATTATTTGTAGAAACAATGACATTATCAGATTCAATAGTTGTAACAGTAGTTCAACCAGCAACATATGCCGTAAGCACATATGGAGGGGGAGATATAATAGGATCTTGTCCACCATCTGGAGGATACACAGATACAGGATACACATGTTCAGGATATGATACAGTATAATCTAACAATCTTTTTAAGTATACAAGGAGATATATAAATATGGCAAATTGGCCCGAAAAAACCGATACTTGTGCAGGAACATGCACTAAATTTGGTGCTCCAGATTTAAGAAGAATATCACGTTTATTTAACAATCAAAATGTGAATATATCATGTTATGCTTGTAGTACTGTGGAAATACAGGAAGGAAATGTGTTTGAGTTTCAGTCAGATGTATGTGGTAATACTTCATTATATATACAGGAACCTAATGCAGGATGTAATAGTATAAGGATAAAGACAACAATATTGGGTGCATGTGCTGTTGCAACAATACCAGCCATAGGTGCAACAGATACGTTTGTGTTTAATTGTGCGACAGCAACACTTACCAATAAAACCATAGATCTTAACAGTACAAACACGTTAAAATGTACAGGTGCCGCAAAGGGGGACCAATTAGTATATAATTTAACATGTACAAAATATGAATCACAGGCAGTAAGGCAGTTTATCAAGATAGATTTTGGAAACGAGACAACCACAATATCAACAGGGAACGGACAAAAAGAGTTTCAAATGCCGTATTGTTTTACATTGACGGATGTATATGCCACAGTGGCGACAGCATCATCATCGGGGGACCCTAGCATTCAAATACAACAAAATGCCCTAGATATACTATCAACAGCAATAACAATAGATTCAGGTGAAAAGACATCAAGAACTGCAGTTGTACCAGCAGTAATAGCAGATAATACTTTAGATATAAACGGTATAATCACGTTTGATTTAGACGTTATAGGTACAGGAGTTACAGGATTAGTTATATATATTATAGGATATCAACGATTCTAAATCATTCTAGAAATCCTTAAATATGACTTTTGTGTACATTTATATATGGCTGGTGAGATTTTAAAAGCGTTAAAAGGAAAAGTACATATAAAGGCTTGGGAGAAGAATCCAGATTTTCCAGATGATAGAAGTAAAGATATTTTAGTAAAAGATGACACATTTGACAATCTTATAGTTAATACAGGGAAAGATACAATTTTAAAGAGAATAGGCGGTACAGGCCTGACATGTTTCGGTGAGGTAGGGGGTATCGGAGTAGGTGATTCCACACAGGTAGCAGCATTGACAGACACAGATTTGGTTGCAGCATCAAACAAAACATGGAAGGACATATCAACAGCAGACAAGACATATGTAAGACCAACATTGTTTGTTACGGCAGATTTCGGATTTTCAGAAGGAAATTATACGTGGAATGAAATAGGATTATGTGACGACCAAGGAACACCAGGAAATTCTCCAACTGAAGGATCATCGTTAATGGCAAGACAGATAGACGCATCACCACTGGTAAAAGATGCAACTAAACGAGCAATAGTGGAGTGGCAATTAACGTTATGACCCGCATACTTATTCCTAGATCTGATAACGTATCAGCAAAAATAATAGAGGCATCCGACTGGGAAAAATATTGGAGTGATATTATCCCTGATTATATTACATGTGGATTTACTTTATCTGCACAATGTCCTAATATATTAGCAGTTGATGTTAGTTCAGGAACTTTACGGTTAAAAGGGTTACATGTTAACAATTCAACAACATGTTCAGTGACATCTTTGACAGCATGTTCAACCAATTACATATATGCAACAATATGTAGGGACCCAACATGTGAGCCACAGGGATGGATTTTTTCTAAAAATACAACAGGAACAACACCTACTGATTCTGTTGTTTTAGGTACAGCAACAACAAATGCAACTACAGTTACAGCAGTAAGTCAAATACCAGAAACATGTCTAACTTCTGGAATAACTGGTTTAAAAACAACACACGGTCTAGCTGATAAAAACTTAGGATTGTTTGGAGACGGTATTGATGGTGATGTAACCATATCAACCAATACAACTTTAACAGAAACAAAATATTATAAAAACTTAACAATAAATGCATGTGTAACATTGGATGGTACTTCCCCTCAACAGATTTTCATTAAAGAAACATTAACAGTAAATGGAACATTATCAATGTCAGGAAAAGGAGGAAACGGAGGTGTAGGTTCCGGAGTTGCTGGTGGTGTTGCTTTGAATTTGAACAATACGGGAGGAGTAGGAGCTGATGCTAATGCCACAGGAACCGGAGGTTCAGGTGGAGGTGCAGGAGCTTCAAATGGTGCATCAGGAACTACAGGAACCATAAATGCAGGAGGTGGTGGTGGAGGAAGTTCAGGTACTCAATGTGGTGGTGTTGGTTCTGGTGGAAGCAGCGGTACTACAAATTCAGGATGTGGTGGAACCGGAGGAACCGCAGACACTGAATCTAGAAACACACATAACTTATTGACTCATCTTGCATGTTCTCCCACAAACACAATTGGTGCAGGCGGAGGTTCTGGTGTAGCAGGTGGAACAGGTGGAGCAGGTGGTGACGGTGCAACATATTTTATTTATGCAAAAGGTCCTGGTGGTCCAGGTGGAGCAGGTGGAGCAGGTGGAACCGGAGGTCATGGAGGAGGTTATTTAATTATTATAGCTAATAATATAGTCATAGGAGCTGCAGGTTCCATAGAGTCAGACGGAGGAACAGGATCTACAGGAGGTTCAGGTGGAGCAGGTGGTGGAAGACCAGGTACATGTGCTCAGTTACATCCATCAATACCAGGTAGATATTTAGCCGGTGGCGGTGGTGGCGGTGGCGGTGGTGGAATAGGTTCAGGCGGTGGTGGAGGTGCAGGAGGATTTATATTTTTACATTATGTCAATCTTACTAACAATGGGTCAATATCAGTTGCAGGTGGAACCGGAGGTAGTGAAGGCACTACAGGAGGTTCTGGCGGTCAGGGTGGCAGAGGAGGAGGCTATTATTATTATACAGGTGGTGATGGTGGTTCAGGCGGATCTGGTGACGGATTAGGAACTACAGGAACTACAGGAACTTCTGGGTTAATAATAAAATTACCGGCATGATTTTTGAAATTGAAGACAAGGAATTGGAACAAAGTTTTTCAGAAATATCATTTTTAGATAAACAGATAAAATGTCTAAAAGAAAGCAACCCTAACAACATACCTGATATTGTTTTGAGTTCTTTAAAACAAACTTTGAATGATAAAAGACAGTCTTTTTCTAAACTTTTAGAGACAAATATAATAAAATCAAAAAAAGAAAATAACATATAGATTTATATTACATGTAACAGTATAATTATTATTGAAAAGAGTAGTATATTTTAATGCAAGAACACCTGATTCGGATTGGTATAATCTTGTCGGGTTTCCACCTGAAAAATTAAAAATGAGTGATTATGTCAAAGGTAACGGTAGATTTTGCCCTGCTTTAAAAGAAATTTTTAAAAATGTATATGTGATAAGATCACCATTTGACTTGTATCTTAGACATAATTTTCAACAAAATGGTGACAGTTGGATAGAAGTATTGCCGAAATCGACATTAAGTCCTGACAAATTCAATGATGTTTTTCATGTTAGTTCAAAAGAAGACATTAACCATAAAGACAGACCTATGATACAGATGACTCTTCCAGTGTTATTTTTATCAGATAGTGATATACAAATGGATCTAATGCCACCTTTTTTGGAATACAATAAAATTCCAGGCATTATAGCAGGAGGTTCATTCAATATACATGACTGGCAAAGACCAATCAACATGATGTTCGAGTGGCATGACACTTCTAAGGACCTAATAATTAAACGAGGTGATCCTATTTTATATCTAAAGTTTACAAACCAAAGAAGAGACTCTTCAATATCATTAGAAAATATAGAACCAACCGATAAATTAAAGAAGATGATGAATGAATGTACAGGTGCAAAGGCCATGACTAACGGGTTGTCATCAACATTAATGAAAGAGCATGGAAAAAGAAGACCTAAAAGATTGATAAAATTACATATAAAATATATATTGGATAGATTAAGATGAAGTTTGAATTTATATATGACCCTGTACCTATTATTATAATAAGAGATATTTTCACAAAGAAAGAAAATAAGGAAATATTGGAAGAGGCAGTTAAAAATAAAAAGGAATTTGAACATTCAGTTATAGGTAAAGGAAAGGAATCAAGTTTCAGAAATAATAACACATCATATTATGATATTATATATGATCATGATAGATCAAAATCTAAATTACTTGATATCATAGACACTTTGTTTAAAAATGATAAATTTAAACAAACACTCATCAGTTCACCATATCCAATACATCTATTCAGCAAATCAAACTATCATGAAACACAGGTAAGCAGATATGGAGATGACGGTCAGTTTTATAAATACCATATAGATTCATTTAATGGTGATTCAAGATTAATTACAATGGTTTATTATTTTAATGAAGAACCAAAAAAATACAATGGAGGGGAAATACAATTTACAAATTCACCAATATACGAAGGTAAACCAGTAGATAATAATGCGGAATTAATAACAATAGAACCAGAAAACAATATGGCAGTAATATTTGGATCAAGAATACCACACACTGTATTACCAACAACATCCCCAAAGGAATTTAATAGAGGGCGATTTTCAGTTAATTGTTGGATAGGTATTAAATAATAAAATTACATATAGATTTATATACAGCATTTAACTATTAATTAATATGGATTTTAATTATAGATGCAAAGAATGTAATTGGGGATGTTTCATCGACCCTGATCTAATAAAAGATGACGGACTGATTTATCAATGTAATAAATGTAGTAGTATGTATGTGGTAGAGGACAAAGATATTGGTTCTCAATAGTGACGTAAACAAGGAGGCATACTTTGCATACAGAAAATCACAAATGGTTGCAATGGGTACGGAAAGATTAGGAGTAATACATGTGTCAGATCTTATCAAACCATGTATGAGAAATGTAATGTATGGTAAGTTTGTACCACATGAGTACAAGCAGATGACAACAGAGGATATGAAATCAATGTTTTATGGTCAGGCAGTACATAAGGTTACCAACCTGTCAACAAACCCAGACGACAACGAAATATTTTTCGGGTATAATTATGAGGAAGATAAGAATGTTACATATGAAGAGGCAAAGAAAATGAAACCAGATGACCCTAAACATTTGGATATTATATATGGCAGTGCAGACGACCTGTTAGAGGTAGACGGTGAACTTGTTATTATAGACAAGAAAACCACAGGATCAATAGATTATTTCAGCAGGGCAACATCAAAGGCAAGCGAATCACATATTACCCAGATCAACTGCTACAGGGTATTACTTAACAAATGCTACGGAAGGGATGCTAAAAGGGGCTGCAATATTTACATCAGCAACAGCATAAGCAAGGAGAAAAGGGACATACCAGTCCCCATAACATACAAGCTTGGTAAACCAGAGGAATATCTCAACATGATGATAACCAACGCTAGGGCAATAAAAGATTCACTTAAAACTAAAAAACTACCTGAAAGAACCAGATGTTTCCTTTGTGATGGTATGTGCCCCTGGATTAATCAGTGTTTTGGAGATGAAAAATGATTCGTATAATGAATAAAATATATGCAGAACTACAACAAACAAACGAGTTACTATCAAAAATGGAGGAACATCTAAGATCATTAACACTACCACCAGACCTTAGAGAATATAAGAGAAAAGGATTTAAAGATGAATAACTGTAAACATCCTAACTTCTTCTTTAAGGATTCAAAGTCATATTGTAGGACATGTGGAGAAGAGGTAAAAAATGAGTGACAACTTGTGCGACAGGTGCTGGAAATTGGGCATGACATATCCTTTCAGAGGAGACTCAACCATATGTTCAAAATGTATGGTGACTATGGCATTCAAGAGGATTGAACAATGAAGTTCTATTTTAACGCCAATAACAAGTCACAGATATCAGCATTAAGAAGAGTTGGTGCAAAGAACATAATGTTAACATATAAGTTTGTAGGAGAACGAGCAAACAAACTGTCTAACGGATTTGACAATATAATACTGGGTCCAGGATTTGGCAGTGACAAAGATAAATATCATGAATTTATACAGGATTGGGATCACGAGGCATTACAATATGACGATCCAAATGACGCACTTAGAAACTATAAAAACTGGAAAGAGGGGGAAGAATATAACAAGAAATTAATACCTATATTACACCAAAACTATGCACAATCACTGTCAATATTCAAACCAAACTATAATGGGAATAGGATAGCATTAGGCAAGTCACAAAGTAGAAACAGTGAGGATACACAGTTAAGACAACTGCCACAAACTTATTCATATCATGGATTGGCAAAAGGCAGATGGACCAAGGATAGAAATTGTATTGTTGACAGTATAGACAGTACTACATGGACAAGCGGTGTAAGGGGAAGAAAAACAGATGTATGGAAAGGACAACAGTTATTATTCGGAGAGAAGGGTAAGAATAACAGGACATATATACAGTTGGCATGTCAAAAGAACCTTATATATCTAAGCAAGGCTGGACTTGATCCAAAGGATTTGATTGATGGTGATAATTCAGCATTGACACTGGCACCATTAGTACTATATTATATGCCAATGTTCCATGATTTAGGATGTTATGAGGATAATTTTAAATTATAAAAATACGATTAACTTATATATATCTTTGAACCATTTATTGTCATGGTTAAGAAGGAGGGATCACTTAGAATCACCAAAGACAACAAGGTAGAAATAAATAAACATAAAACGGTATCACCCTATAACAGTGCCAAGCATTTAAAATATGCAAAACTACCTGCCGAGTGCGATAAATGTATTTATAGATCTGAAGAGGAAGGAGGAAACGGACGGTGCCCCAAGTATGAGAAGGGTGCCGCTTGTGCCGTACGAAAGGATATCAAGAATTTTTTGGACCAGATCAACACTAGGAATCCGGAAGATTTAAAGATGCTGCTGGACACAATGGCAAAAGAGATGGGAGAGAACGTGTTCCTTGCATTGGTACAGGCCCAAATGGACGGCAATATACCAGACAGAAATTCAATCAGTCAGCAGAATGCTTTCCTTAACATTGCAAAATTATTGGTGGAACTGGGAAGCAAAATTACAGTAACAGAAAAGAAATCATTTGACGAAAATGGTGACTTGGAAGAGTTGTTTAGACAACTGGAGTTCAAGGGAGATGCCTAAACCACCTAAAGATATTACAGACAAGCGTGCAAAACTCATGACGATGGTTGCAGACATGGCAAAGAGTCCATCTAAGTTTAGTGAGGTCATGTTGGGTCACAAACTGTTCAAATATAATGCAGACTATGCAGACAGCAAGGAGAGATTTATAGTGTATAGATCAGGGCGTCAGGCCGGCAAGACTATGACCACTGCAGTAAAGGCGATACATTGGAGTTTCTTTGCACCTATCATGAGCAAGGATGCAAGAGAGAAGAAGGAAGCAGTTGTTATCATTGCTGCACCTACACAAAACCAGGCAAGTATCATGTTTGACAGAATTAGAACACTGATCAAGAACAGTGATTTCTTGTCAAAATATGTTGTAAGAAGTACACAGACTGAGATGTGGATACAGTGGTTAAACAAAGGAGGTATTACTAAAATATTTGTAAGAGCAACAGGTGAGACTGGTGTAACATTGAGAGGTTATTCTCCACATGTTATCATTGCGGACGAATGTGCTTTCATCAAGAGAAGTATAATGGTTGCATTTCTGCCATCCGGTATGGCAACCCAGGCGAACGTATGGCTTACATCAACACCGTTTGGAAAGCAGGGTTATTTCTATGAGTCAAGTCAACAGTCACGTCCTAAAAACCCAGATGGATTATGGAAAGAATTTCATGTAAGATCAGTAGATAACCCAAAGATTGCAAATGACCCATTATTCTTGGAACAAGTTAAATCATTATCTGCAGAGGAATATACACAAGAGGTAGAGGGAGAGTTCCTCGATATAGGTGACTCACTTATACCATTTGACTTGTTGATGGCAGCACATAACAGGACATGGAAACCAGTAGGTGCAACCAGGTACTTTATGGGACTTGATGTTGCAAGGAGTGGAAGAGATGAGACAGTATTTATGATCATAGAAGTAGATGAGGACAACAAGATCAGGGTAGTAGAGTATGAAAAAGAGTCACAATCAAACCTGGTTGATATAGTTGGAAGAATAGGTGAGTTGATGCAAAAATATCCGTTTGAGACTATATATATAGACGAGACAGGTCTTGGTGGTGGTGTGGTAGATCTTGCAAGACGTAGAGAATACCCTATTCGGGGGATCACTTTCTCATTATCAGAAAAATCCAAGATGTATAGCAATATAAGAATGATATTCGAGAACAAGAAGATAGTGGTACCACAGGATGACAAGAGAGTATTATATCAACTGTCATACCTAAAGAGAGCCTATACAGAGGAGGGGAAATTAAAAGTAAAAGTAGAAGAAGGAACAAAAGATGACCATGCAGACGCTCTAGCCCTGGCATGTAACGCAGTATCATTCGGTGATGGATGGTATTATGTGGAGCATGGTGAAGGCTGGAAGAATATTATGGGGTGATTTATATTAGGTGTACACCATATAGTATATGTTGTGTGTTTTTCTAAAGATCACAACTAAGGAAGCCATTCTGATCGGTGGTAAAAGTGATATATTGCAGTACCATTAGACGCAATAATCTCTTCTTCTTTTATAAAACTTTATATATACTGTAGTCTATATTTATGTATGACATCAGGTATAGGTCTAGATACAGCATTTAACCAAGATGAACCTACACAAAATATCAATACTAACCCTAAAAAAGTTAAAGAAGCAGAATCATTTGAGAAGAAATCAAGTAAAGGCGACGATTTAGAAAGAATTCAACATACTAAAGTAGGAGATACTGTGGCATATGCAAGAGGAACAGGAACAGTTGTGTTAAAAGAAGGTGCATTTCTTACAATATATAATGAAGAGTCAAATGCATATGACAGAATGCATGCAGGAGAAACCCATTCTCCAGGAGACACTATCAGTAGTGGCATCATGACCCAATTATGGGACCAAATGAATCATGAAACCAGAATGGCATCATTACACAAGTCAAATATACAAGAACCATTACATTTTGTAGACAGAAAATGGAGTGAATTACCACTTAACCTTAAAGATGTATTAAAATTATCACCAAGATCAGTATCAGTAGGATACGGAGTAAAGAGCCCACCAGCAGGAGCAACACAAGATAAAAAACCATTAACACGTAAACAAATTAAAGAACGAGATTCTCCTAAACAGACTAAACAAGTAACAAATGATAAAAAAATTAAATTAACTCCAAGTGATATGAATGCTGCTATAAATGCAGGTAAAAAAACTGAAGGTGATAAAGGATTAAAGAGAATTCAAAATATGCCTCAATCAGGACTTGATATTTTAACTGCAAAAAAGCCAAAAGATGAAGGTGTCACATTTGCAAGTGATGTAGAAAAGACAAATCCAACATCAAGAGGAGAACCAGGTGAAAAAATGCCAGGTACTGCATCAAGAAAACCAGAAGGACAAACTATGACTCCAACTGGAGAAAGAAATATATTAATTGGAAACACTGGAAATAAATTAAACACAGGTCGATCAAGAACATTCACACCAGGTGGAAATAAAACTGAACCAAAGGCAAAACCAATACCTGAATCTAAAAGAAAACCAGTAGGTGAAGATTCAGGAAGATTTGCAGATGCAGCAGCAGCACGATCAACAAATGCACCAGGTCCAAAGAAAGATGAAGGTGTCACATTTGCAACAGGATTAGACAAATCAAAATCATATGGTGATATAGCAGTAGCAATTTATAGAATTAGAAATAACCTTAACAAAGTAAAGTTCCCAAGGGATCACCTTGGAGAACCTGATGACAAAGAAGCACAGAACCCTAGAAGTAATGAACATAATTCACATAACACTGATTCAGGTGGAGAGTTAGGTTCAAAAGATTCATTTAAGATAAAAGTAGAATCATCAACACCTAAAGGTCTAGGATTTGGTAAAATTGAAGGTACAGGTGGATCACCTGGAGATAAACCTGCAGTTGCACCACCAGGAGGAACAAAATTTTTCAGTGATTCTGGTAAAGGACCATTTGGTTCACAAGCAGAAGCAGACGCATCTGCACCAAGAAAACAACGTAACATAAGTGCTGAAAGATCAGCAAAGAGAGAGTATGACGCTAAACCAGGACAAACAGTTGCTAATAGATTATCAGAAGTTAAACAATCAGATGTAGAACACGGAGCACCAGGAGGAGTAGTAACAGACACACCGTTCGATGCACCAGATGACTATGAAGAGAAAAGACCAAAAGTTCAAGGTAAAGAATTTGATCATAATCATCAACAAAAAACACCAGAGGATATTAAAGATAGAATAGAGAAAAAAGATATAAAAAATGACGAAACTCCAAGTTGGGATGGCATGAGTAGTAAAGAAATGAGTGATGAACGAAGTAATGCGCAAGAAAGAGAAAATAACATTGGTATTATGAATAAAGAAGGAAACGGAGGATCAATTACAACAGGTACACCAGGAACTAATAACTCATTATACAATGAAGATGAAAAAAAGAAATCAATTATCAACAAAAGTAATAGTAGATATGGCCCAAGATTGGCCTCAAAAGAAGATATAGAAAGATTGAGTAAATAGTTACACTTATATATCAAGCCATACTTAAAGCAGTTAATGGGACGAAGATCAGAAACTAAACATTGTATTAATTGTGGTACCACTCTGCCTGATAGATATAAAGGACGTCAAAGAATTTACTGCGGGAATTTATGCCGTAAGATTTATACGTCTAATAAACATACTAAAGACAGTGATTAAATTATATGTGGATGGTGGCACTCGAGGTATGGTAATATGCTTGTATGACCAACAACGTCATAAATATATAATAAAGAGACGAAAGGGGGCCACTACCAATAATGACTTGGAATATCTAGCAATAATATATGGTATAGAGTACGCAAGAAAGTTTTATCCAAGGGATAGTATTATAATATACAGTGACAGCAAGCTTGCAGTAAATCAGATTAACGGTATATATAGGGTAAACGGGGATAACCTAATAGCATTACATAAAAAAACAATGAGAAAACTAACACCTAGAGTAGATATAGTATGGGTAAGAAGAAATTTTAACTTTGCTGGGATTCATCTGGAGTCTTTACGGGCCTATTTGAGGTCTTCACAGGGTAAGTGATAGTTGTGTTTGATTTTACCTCTCCAGGGTTATGATCTATATAATATCTTAGAATTCTATTAAATATTACACTATCTGACTCATAAACATCACCATTCTTGGTTGTCTTTCTAAGATTTGCCAGTCGCCTCATCTTATTTTTGTCACTCCAACTGACTGATATTGTGGTATTTGCTGTTCCCTCCTTTCTTTTCTTTGGCATGTATTATTAATGTTCCTGATATATATAAATCTTATCTTATAATAAATCTCTAATATCAATACACCACAGTCTAAACTTGCGATATCTCCATTTACTCCAATACCAAAACTCAATGGGGTATATGTTTTTCTGGTTGTCATGTACACCGTCAACAAAATGTGGGGTACCAAACAACAATGCATGACATATTTCATGCTGCAGTACTGTACTATTTTCTCTCGCAATGAATGTATTGTTTGTATCATTCAGGTACAAGTCTATTCTGTTCTTGCCTGTGATTCCCCATGCCATTTTAAAGTTAACCTTGTTGCCCTCGGTTGACTTGTATCCGTCAAGATATTTTGGGTCCATTGACTGTAGTGGCCATATATGAACATCCCAGAAGGTTATAAAATCGTAAGCGTTTTTATGATTGTATGCAAGTATGCTAAATATCATCTGTCTGTATAAATTCTTGTTTAAATTTTCTGTGTGAAAATGTATTCCCATAGATTTATATGTCGGTTCAACTATATAAAACTAATGACAAAACAACATAGAGGAACCGATTAAGTTGGGCACTAAACTAGTTGCTAAACGAGCCGGTACTTGTCCAGAATGTAAGAAAGGTTGGGCCGTTGGAGATCAAGCCAGCTGGGACAAGGATGTTAAGAACTCCGCAGGGTTTAGCGTCATGTGTATAGACGATGAATGTTTCAGAGAACAAGGTGGTAAGATCACTCCAAGAACATCTGGTGGTGGATTTAACACAGGATTCAAAAAACCATTCACACCTAGAGCAGACGTCACACTGAAGGTTCCCGAAGTAGAAGTTTCTGCAGCAATTAACACTGCATCAGAAAAACTAAAAGAATATGTCAAGGCAGCAGATGTACTTGTAGAAGAATTATACACTCTTCCAGCAGGAGATCAAACTCGTGGACAAATTCGAAGCAAATTTGTAGATCAGTTGATATTAATCAGTAAAAAATAATACAACTAGTATCTTTTTTTTTACATTTATATTGGGTATATCACTATATACTATCATGTATAAACCAATCACAAAAGGAAGTAAACCTATCAAAGGCAGTATGAACGGGTTCAACACACAGATAAGATATTGTAAGGGAATATGTTCTGCACTTGCAGACTTTCCAATGGTTAAAGGACTTGGAAGAGGCGGAGGAAGAAGATATGAAACACATGTATTTTGTAGCAAATGTGGTACAGGTCATGGTGTATGGATGAAGAAGGAATCAATGAAGGCAAATCTCAGATGTCCATGTTGTAACTTTCTACCAAGAATGAAAACAAAACATAACAGAAAACTAAAGTCAGGTTTCGAACACTCATCAGAGAGGACAAACTTAAATAAAAATATCACGTAACAGTATTATGGACTGTGACAGATGTCAATTTACAATGAACAAGATGACTGTCTGTCATCAGATATGTCCCAACTGTGGTGCGGTTATAGATTGTAGTGACGGTGTCATGTCATGAGTTTTCTTTTGACACTTGTACTAGGTACGGTAGTTTCTGTATTGATATATGCATACATAAAAATAAACAAGGATGACGTGTTTAGATACAATCTTAAATGTGTGTGTGGATATCATAAAGGTGTATTGAAATGCCCACGTTGTAGTGAGGATATGAGATGATATTTTCACTAATGACATGGTTGGACCCACTCGAAGCAGCCAAGATAGCAGCACGACTACTGGAGGAGGCTATTATTCGCCTAGACTACATGAATAGTAAGGCCCTGGAAGTATGTACAGTATACGGACTTATGATATTTTGCCAATAGATATATATTATATGAACACTTAATATAAGTATGAATGAATTAATGCAAGCAATACCATTCTTGGTTGTTGCAATGGTAATAGGTGCAATAGTTGCCTTTGTGAAAGGTTCAAGATGATATATCCAGCATGTAAAAACAACTCACATGGAAGTTGCCCTATATTATATGGAGGACTGATTAAATGTAGTTGTGCCTGTCACAATATAATAGGGAGTGGATAATGGATGTATGTAAAAAATGTAACCATGGTATGATGTTACATGGCTGTGTAGATGGTATAGGTTACTGTATGGAAGGAAATGGTGACTGGTGTGATTGCACAGTAAAAGGCCTTACATATGAGGAAGAAATCAAATTATTAAAGACAGAAAGGATTAAATAGTCCTTTTTACATATTAAATATATGACAATAGCAACAACAACAAAAACATACCTTGAACTATGTGATTCTGCTTATGAATCTTGGAAATCATACGTTTCCACATATGCTCAAACGGTATCACCCTTTTGGGAATCCCTACGAAAGTAGGATTATTTTTTTATTTTAGAAAGAATTAAATATGGTTTTATATAATATAATGTATGGCAGTTACTCAGTGTCCCATATGTAAGGAATTTCTTGTAGGATATAATTGGACAAAGACCAAGACAGGTAAGAATTGGTTAAAGAACAAGGAGGACAAATGGCATGACTGTCCAAATAAAAAGTTTTCAAAAAAGACTGCATCTAAAAGTAAAAAATTGTTTAATAAAGACGGACCTCAATTATTTCCAGAAACATATGATGTAGATATAACAGGATTCTTTTGTAAGAAAGGGCATTATCAAGGACCATACAAAGAAATACCAAAATATTGTGACGTGTGTCATGCATCAACAACAGTTTTGGAATACAGACTTTGCTAGATACATTTATAAATGGTTGTGACATATAATATACTATGTGTAATGGAATTTGTAAAAGATTATATAGAGCACATAGATATGCACCAGGTGTTTCTATGTATATAGGAAACAAGAGATGTACCAACTGTGAAAGATTTATTTCAATGGATGGAGTATATAAAAAAATTACATCAATGAATTGTAAGTGTTGTAATTCACCAGTACGCCATACACCTTATGCAGGTCGCAAAAGTTTTAATAAAATACCTATTGATTTATATATAGGAAAGAAGTTATAATAGTATATGTTTAGTAAAAATGTTATTGTTGAATTAGACAAGATAGACACCATTGTAAAATGGGAAAACATTTCTGATTTTCATATGGGAAATGATAATTTTGTTGACTCTCTTGCAGAAAGAAGGAGATCTGCTATACTGGATGATCCATATAGATTCACATCATTTGGTGGTGATCAGTTGGATTTAATTTTACCAGGAGATCCACGATTCAAGTTTGAGTCAGTTAGAATGCAAACAAAATCCGAACAGATGGATAGGTTTGATGAATTCTGGGGAGAATTATTTGAAGAACATCAAAGATTTAAAACTAAATTTGGTATAGATAAGATATGGTATGAACAATGGGGTAACCACGAATATAACAGTAGAGTAATGGAAGAAGGGGAGATGAAGCGATGGACCAGACAGCATGGTACTACATTCCTAGGATCAAAGGGATTCATAGGTCTTGACATAAGGTTTCATGGTAAATCCCTCATGAAGAAGACATTGTTTGTGAATCATGGAGCAGGTGGAGGAGATGCAAAGAAGGCATTGGAGAATCTGACAGTCAATGTAGAGGCTGACGTATATCAAATGGGCCACCTACATCAACCTATGGGATTCAGAACAGATTGCTTGTATTATGATAATAAAAAGAAGAAATGGGCAACAAAAGACCAAATATTGGTGAATTCAGGATGTTTTACAACTGGCATCAGAGATGGCGTAGATCAATGGTTTGACAGAAGAAACAAACTAAAAACATCAAAACCAGGTACATGGACAGTAACATTTGATGCATATAAACAGCATATTAATCAACACGGTTAATTATAAATCGATTTATATATTTTAAGCAATACAGTTAAATATGGTTTTCACGTAAATATGTTACAATGACAAATATTATGATGGTTAATATCCATATAGATGGTGCTGATCAACCAATAGTACTGCCTATTGAGAAGGCAGCAGTTTTCGCTAAAGAACTCGATAGAGCCGGCAAAACATGGCGTCTAGGTAAAACACTTTAAAACAGTTAGTTAACCTATTCATATTTTTTTTATTCAAACGTTTATATTACTAATTCACATAATATACTTATCATGCCTTTTACTAAACCAATATTAGATGAAGTTTACCCTGATCGATTATGGGCAAACAACCTGGCCGTCCTATTAAGATGGAAGGATGAAGAAAAACTCCTCAAAATGAAGGACAATAGTATATATTACCTTGACGTGGACCATCCATATATTGCACCATTCTATGCAAAGTTTGGACTAGACATAATTGAACTTGCGTCAGCAGCACTTATGAATACATTGGACACCATACATAGAGGGAAAAAAATAGCAGCATTTCATTTTGCACATATTAAAATAAAGATAAAACAAGACAGCAACATACTATTACATAAAATAACAACAGAACATGAGAACAAGCCATTGACATTCAATGCAGTTATACTAGCAGTTGCTAGAAGACAGGCATACCCTATATCAGGTACGTTTGTATGTCCTCTATGTTATAGTGAAGAGAGAGGAAATGCTGACAGTCGGAGGGTATTAAAACCATTAGTATGTCTAAACCCATCATGCAAAAGAGCAAAAATGGAATTAAAGGAGGGCTCTACAGTATCACAACTAGTACAAGACATAGTATTACAAGAGCCAATAGAGGAAATAGTTGAGAATCAACCAGTGGATATAGATGCAAAATTGATAGATACAGATGTAGGACACACATATATGGGACAAAAGAAAAAGATAACAGCCATATTTAGAGTTGATTATGACACAAAAGGTAAACAAAAGGACATATATATGGATATATTGACTGTAAAGGATTTAGATGATGTTGAATTAATCATGCCAAAACCTGAAGATCTACAAGAATGGATGAATAGAGAAGATGACTCTCTAATAGACGATTTAATAGGATCATTTGCACCACATATATTTGGTTATAGAAATATTAAACTTGCATTGATATTATCTATTGTAAGTAAAAGAGGAAGAATACACGAGAGAAGAAGAGGATGGGTAAATGCATTACTTGTAGGTGATCCAGGTATGGCAAAATCAATGCTACTAGAGGAAGTTGAAAAGGTTACACAAAAAAGCACGTTTACCACGGGCAAGGGAAGTACTGCTGCAGGCCTCACAGCAGGAATGGTCAAGAGAGATAATGGAACCAGTGTGTTGCAAGCTGGAACCTATCCTCTTAGCCACCGTGGTGTAGCAATAGTAGACGAGTTTGACAAAATGAACAAGGATGACATGGGGATAATGCACGAGGTCATGGAACAAGGCAAGGTGAGTCGTTCCGTTGCTGGAAAAAATGTCAGTCTACCAGCTATTGCCGTAACATTGGCAGCAGCCAACCCCCGATTTGGAAACTATGATGACTCTTTAACTTTGATGGAGAATATAGACTTACCTACACCTATACTAACTAGATTTGACTTGATATTCTTGATTAAGGATAAAGTTGATAATATAATGGACGCTAAAAAAGCAGATAAGGTACTGGAGGATTTTGGAAGTGGAACAGAAGAAAAGGAAACATATATGACTAGTAAACAATTAACATCATATCTAAATTATGTTCAGACATTGGATGTTGAATTAACTGTATCAGCACAATTTAAATTGAAAAAAATATATGAGAAACTTAGGAATATATCAAAAGAAAAAAACAGTATACCAGTTACACCAAGAACATTAGAATCATTAGGAAGACTTGCAATGTCATATGCAAAGTTACTGTTCAAAACAAAAGCAGATGAATCTGATGTTGTAGCAGTTTATGAGTTGTTCAAAGAGAGTTATCATTCATTTGGTAAAGAGTTGGAGGATACAGGGTCACAATTAACATTGGTTAAATCAGAAAAGTTAAACAAGGAACAGCAATGGACTAAAGCCTGGAAAAAATGTGAAAACGACAAGGGTTATGTAGATGAGAAAGATCTATATGAGTTATTGGAATTAGAATTTAACTGGGAAAGAAAACAAAGTATGAATAAATTCTCACAGACATATAATTCAGGATTGATTAGAAAATGTGCCAACGGTAGATATCGTTGGAGCGAATAGGTTTATTAGTGGGATATGTGTAATAGATACATGACAGATGAAGAAATAACAACAGAAGTACAAGAGATAATTAAACCAAAAAAAACAAAAAAAGTAAAGCAGGACAAGGACAATCCGACATCAATATATTTGAAAGACTATGTAGGGAGTGGTGCAGGTCTTGGTGAACTTTCATATAAGAAACTTGAACTTGTGGGAGTCACCACGGTCTATGATGTTTTAATCAGGGGTAGTAACGAGATCAGAACATATACGGATATGGAAGAGGGTAGGCTGCATAATCTATTAAACGTATGTAAAAAAGTGTTAGAGAATAACAAGAGAACACGATCACCCAAATTAAGTATATCAGAACTTAGAAAATATAGAAAAGATATGTTAAAAATACCAAGTGGTAATACAGAACTAGATGAGATGTTAGGGGGAGGAATAGAATTAGAAGCACTAACAGAAGTATTCGGAGCATTCGCATCAGGTAAGACACAATTCTGCTACTCAACCCTAGTAGAGGCAATGTTTAAACATAGATGGAAAGCAATATGGATAGATTGTGAAGACACATTTGACCCAGAAAGATTGCACCAAATAATAAAGGCAAGAGGATATGGAGAAGACATGACAGAAGATGAGTTGGACTCATATATAGATGAATATCTATCATATATACACACACCTAACACAGATACTGTTGTAGAAGAAGTGATGAATCTCAGTACAAGATTGGTAGAGGACGAGTCAATCAAACTAATCATTGTAGATGGTGCAACAGGTCAGTTCAGAGAGGAATATCTCGGCAGGGGAACTCTAGCATCAAGACAACAGAACTTGGCAAAATTCCTAGGAGTATTAAAGAACTCGGCATATTTCTTCAATGTAGCAGTACTAATGACAAACCAGGTAGGTACAGATCCAGCAAAAGCCTATGGAGATCCAACATATGCAGTAGGAGGAAACATAGTGGGTCATGCTAGTACATATCGTCTATACTTTAAGAAAGCAGGAAAAAAACGATACGCCACAGCAATAGACTCTCCAAAACAAGCAGTGTTCGACTGTGAGTTTGTACTCACTGATAAAGGCATAGATAATCCCTAAATAGGGGGACCTCTTATTATTATATATGGCAGCAGCAAAGGCAGTAACACCAAAAAAGAAATCCCAAAACAGGGTAAAGATGAGGGCCACTAACAAGCTAGCAATAGAACATTTAACTAAGTTAGGATTCACTGATATAACCCTAAGGACCCACTGCAGACACAAGGACTTTGTATATAACAAGGATAAAAATTACAGGGCAACAGACTACTGGAATCTGTTTGACGGAATGGGGTTCAACAACCATCAAGAACTTGTATTTTTACAATTCAAGACAAATTCATGGCCAGCTAGTCAGCCTATCATAGATTTTTGCAGGAGATATCATTTACATGCGTTATCAATAAATGTAAAGACTAAAATAAGAGAAAAACCTAAGATATTATTAAGGGAATATATATGATGACAAAAAAAGATCATAACTGCTGCAGTTGCAGAAAAAAGGCTAAAGAAATAGGAAATTATATGGCTGAATATGAAGATGTAGAGTCTTTCAAGAAAGTCGTTGAAAGATATCAATCCAAAAAAACCGATATAAGGGGTTCAAGTACCAGATGGAATATTTAAAAGAGTTTGATTTTTCACATATGTGTGATAAGTGTAAAAAAATGATTGAATACAAATACCATATGAATTGTGGACCAAATAATACAGAGTGTGGCTGTCATAGCAGATGAAATAATCGGTCAGGGGGAACGTCTAGCATTAAAAATACTAGCAGATCTATACCCCAAATCCATACTAGCAAAACAAGTACCATTAAGACAGTTATTAACACCAGATTTTATACTAGAAATGGGAGAACGAGCAGAAAAAGAAACAATAGACATAGTGGTGTTTGATCAATATAAAACAATAGCAGTAAGAGTACAAGACGATAGGCATAAAACTAAACGATTCACCATTATAGATGACAGGCAACGATTGGAACTAGAGGAATCTAATGTTATAGTTGTAGACGTATGGAAATCTGACTGTCCTCAAACATTTAAAGAAAAAAATAAAGAGAAAGCTGAAATTGAATTAAAAAATATTTTACGCGATTATCTAGAATGAGTGCGTAGTCTCCCCGAAGCTCCTATTTATACATATTAGGGTCGGCTTCTTTCACTTCTTGTCCAGATGGTTGTAAAGCTGCCATAATTCCTATATGATCAACCTTTTTTCTCAACATCATTAACAATATTTCCATTTCAAATATGGTCAAATGATCTGATTCATCATACTTTGCCAACATACCGTCAACCTCATCAAACATGGTATTAACCAAGTTAAATCTAGGTGATGGTAACTCTTTCTCATCTATTTCTGCTTTAATTTCAGTTTTATCTTTTTCTACCATATATAAATAAAGGTAGAAGGGTAATATAAACTCTACCTAATCAATCTACGGTGGGTTAGGTTCCCTCAATCCGTTTTAATTGACTATGGTTCAGGATCGTATTCTACATCTGCTTCAGTTTCAAATTCTTCGTCACAATGAGGACAAACAACTCGAACAATAGTTGAGAACTCTAAACCCATGAGTTTTCCATAACCCTTAGTACCGTAGTGGCACCACTACTTTTGGCTTTACCTTTGGAATTGTTAAATTCCACTTCTATTCGCACAGGATATCCATCTTTATCAAACAGATCCATATACCATTTTTTGACATTTTTTGTAGAACCTTTTGCTACATCTGTAACAACAACAGGTTTTCCTGTATTTTTGTCGGCTTTACAATAATGTATTGTTTGTGTACATTTCATAATTATTATTGGATATATTCACAGATTTCACAAATTAATATCCTGCTTTGGCTTTTTGTCTCTACGACATTAGCTCCACATTTCATACAATCTTTACGTTTCATAATTGGAAAACTGATCTAATATTTTTTTTTTATCATTACATGGAAAACATACAGCATGATATGTTGGTTTAGAATTAAATTTCATTCTGCATATTAAACATATTTTTATTGGCATGATTATAAAAAATGGTTATGTGTTGAGTTTTCCTTGCTCATCACAAAACCCTATCCATGTGAATTGAGGACAATGACATTCTTTACATGCACCATGTCCTATTTCAATTCTGTTTTCGTGTTGTCGTTTAGCATTGGATCTTCCACCAAAATGCCCACAATCACACATCTCATTTTCTGTTTCCATTAGTCAAATACAGCCCCTCTTTTCTACTATAATAAAAACACCTTTTACACTTCATCATTGTCAATTCTATTATACCATTTAAATCGTTTCATTATCTGAGATTTGGTATAACATGGTTCACATACATTCTTCCAAACCAAACCTGATCCTCTTTTAACAGGAGACATCAATATCTTAATGTTAGGTATGAATGTATCACAGATTAAACATTCCATTGTTATGTTTTTTCAATACCTTCTACCTGATATTCCCAACCATCTACAGCTTCATCATTATGACTAAAACCAATCAATCCTTGTTCTGATAGTCTTATTGCTTTTTTCATGGCTTCCTTCTCTGAATTGGCTTCAATGACAATATCAGCTCTTTCTGCTACTGTTCCGTACATTGATAGCTGTATTTTATATTTATTCATAATATCTACCATAATTCAATCTTGATGATGTAGATCTTAGATAATCTGGAATTAACGCTATTTTACACGTACATGGTTCACATATATCCTTAAACACTCTACATTCATCATCAGTTGAATGTGTCTCTATGTTAGGTATAAAACAAGTACATACTATACATTTCATTTAAATCTTTTTCTCAATAGGCTATACATTATCATGCCTACATTAACTATACTGACTATCTCAATCAAGTCCACTCCATATAATAGCCAATCTATAACAGGGTGGACATGTGAGATAACCCCCACTTCTAACATGAGGTCAGCGTTCCATATCATGTGGGGAATTTGTATGAACTGTATAATGGCTATTAGGATAATACTGCCTAATATCTTATCACTATACCAAGCCCAGAAACGTGACCAATAGGACATAATCTTTAAAGGTAATTTCACTTATTTAAATGTATGGAAATGGAGTTCAAAACATATGATGATCGTGATTCCAATGAACATGGGGTTACACTATTTGAAGGAGGGGGAAGAATTATTATCTATCTACAACGACATGAAACAATAGAGGATATATATAGTACAATCACTCATGAGTGCATACATTGGATTCTAGAGAGATATAACCACGTTGACATAGATCCATACCAAGAACACGACCTAATTTTTGCCATACAATGGGCTGAGGAATACCTTCAATAGAGGATAGGAAAGTATTATGGATAAGGAATGTAAGATTACCCCTATTTCTCCCATACGTGTTTCGCCTCCATAATACGATCTATCGCCCTTTGAAGATATTTTACGTGTTTTGGCATATTCCAACCATCATACCTACTTATACATGATTCCAAGAATCGTATGTCATCTTCGATAAGAACCATATTATCTATTATCTTTTCCTCTCTGTTGTCAAGACTAACTGCACTCTGATACAAGCTTATTTTTTGACAACAAGTCACAGATGAACGAACTAAATCATCTATACTTGATCTATAACTGTCAAATTTATACAGTTGTGATAGTTTTTCTGTTTCTTCTTCTTCATGTTTTATCTTTGCTTCAAGTTTTTTTACTTTTTCTTCTTGAGTATTGATTCTTTCTTCATCAAACTCCATATTTCTCTCCTTGAGATGTTATGGATCTTTCTTTAGTCAAACAAATTTGACTAAATAGAGTGAACAACAATCTCTTAATTTTAGTAATTCTGTTCATTAAAAAAGGTCTAGGTAGAAGATACCAATAATGGCACTCCCATAATACTGAGTATCTGTTCAGTATCTACGTGGAACTTTGTTCCTACCTTACCGTGTTGGTCTAATGAGAATACAAACTCATGTCCGATACCGTTGTATGCTATGGAAAGTGTTGGCTTTCCTGCTGTGTATCGTCTATTAGTTGCTTTTCTATTAGACTTTTTTGCAGATTTAACTGCTTTCTTTTTGTTGAAGCTGTTAACTCCATTTTTTAGACCAGCAATATTGCTGATGTTTTTCTTTTGTTTTGACATAGTTAAATTTTTGATTCTTCCCTTTTGGTTTTCTTTTTACTAGATTTCATGAGTTCAAACTTTTCGTCATTCTCAAACCCTGTCCACCAATGTTGTCTACAATCTTGTGTTTTCTCTTTTTCTTGGTGTTCTACAAGTTTCTTGTCGCCATACTTCCCAATATGCTCAAATCTGTCGGCACAATCTTGCTTTCCATGTACTGACCATCTTCCTTTGCATTTGATAAGATATGTCATTCGCCTGTACGTGTCCTCAATTCCACTAGTTGCCAGATATATCTTGCCAATCTGTCATCTGTCCAAGAATCCAATTCTTCTAAGGTTTCCCTATGAATAGGAATGAATCTGACTTCTTTTTCCAATCTCATTATGTCTTTAATGATTTTGTTTCTTGTACTGTGTTTATATTCGTTCATTTTTATTCCCATTTTTATCATCTCCTCATCTGTTTGATTATTATATCCCTGAACTTCTTGATTACAACATTTTGCGTATCTTGCATATCATATGTAGTTATGTAGCCATTATGACCGAACATTACATTCATTGGATCACTTTTACGATCATTTCCACTTATACCAACACCTATACCCATTGTCATTATGCCTTTCTTTTTTGCACGGTTTATCTCTTTCCTTACCATTTGTTCTGGTGTTAAATTACTATTTGAATAACTGTTTGGATAACCGTCAGTAATGACTATCAATAGTTTTTTCTTGCCTTTCATTTCTTCCAATTTTCTCTCAGAATATTCAACACCTGCTGGTGTAGGTGTTCCACCACCAAACACTCCTGAACAAACTATTCTTTGTGTTTCTTTTATGTTTCTAACTTCACATACTGCTGTATGATACTCACTACCACTCCAAACAACACCTTTGAGTTCTATATTGTTAATACCATGTATTGATTTGTATAGTGTGGACATCATATCTCTCGCAATAGTTATTTCCCTTCCACTCATAGATCCACTTGCGTCTATTGATACAAGAATTGACAAACTGTCTTTAGGTGATTGTTTGACATGTATATCACCATATCCTCTTGCCATTCTTCTAATAACGGCAGGTATTGACAATGAATCCCCCGTATCAGACAATTTTGGTTTCTGGTTTGCCTGAAGCAGTTTAAATATCTTGTTAAGTTGTTGTGCAACTCTCATATCTGGGTTTATATTGGTAAAAGATTCATTTACCTCATTACCAAAGTATTCCCTTACTGCTTTGTTCAATACTGCACTACTAACCTTTGCCTTTCTTGCTTCTTGTTCTATTTTATCTTTGATTGCACTTATCTTTCCTTTTGCATTATTCTGTGAGGCTTTTAATACATCTTCCATACTTAGTTTTGATGCTTCAACTCTTTTCTTAGTATCTTCAAGTGAATCAAGTTCATCTGTATCAGATAACTCCCTATGATCACATTTTCTGTTTTCCACAAATGCGTTTTTAAATGCTTTGTTAAATTTTGGAGTTGCTGTTATAGGTTTGTTAGGATCTTCCTTCATTGATTGTTGTGTAGTAGCTTTCTTATCAAAGTTCTTTAACTGTGTTCTTAACCACGGATTTACTACTGTTTTGATGTAGTGTTTAGCCAATATTATACTAGCTTCACTATCTTTTAATGCAATTTTATCCATAACATTCTCGGCTTCTTTAAACCTTCTTGTTATTGAATCCTCTCTAAATTCTCTTGCACAATGTAATGCGTCTAACGGATCTTTAGCCTTATGAGATTCTGGTTTCATCTGACCTAATCGTTTCCTAGATTGTTTAAATCTCTTTCCCGTTCCGAGATAAATCTTTCCCATTAACGATTCAACTCTTTGATCTTCCAATATATTGAATACGGTTCTATATATTTCAATAGCCTTGTCATGATGTTCCATTGGTATATCTTTCAATTCCTCGTTTATATGTAAACCGAATTGGTTGTTGAAACTGTCAAATGCGTAGTGTCCTAACTCATGGTTGAACGCTGTATATCTATTTATCCCTGCTGTTACTTTTTTGGATATGTTTATCGTGTATTCGTTTTCTCTCTTATAGATATAATTGTCCCCATTTTGTTCTGTTACGTTTATTGGCACTCCCTTGACAGAAGTAAATATCGATTTGGTCTTATCACATAGAGAGGAGAAAGATAGAACGGGCTTACCATTCTGCCAATTCACACTACCTATCTTCTCAGGGTGAGCATTGTAGTCCGTTTCAGTTGGAATATAATCCCATATTTCCTCATCACCAAATGATTTGCCTATTACGTTCTTATCTTTTTCCATTTCTATTTATCCTCCGACCTAATTATACGTTGACTCCAAACGTATCTTGAGCCCTAGCTCTCACGACTTCCCTTTCTTCAGCGTCAGCATATTTAATCAATATGCCACACTCAATAGCCATTATTAATGCCTGATCTGGATCTGACATCTTTGGGTTTTTCAGGAAAGCCCTGTATAGTTTTGTGAACAATGCTATATCTCTTACAGATATCACATAATCTACTTTGGATTCCTTTTTCATTGACAACGTGTCAACTGCCAACGATAGCAAAGGTTGACCAACTGTTTCTTCAGGTATATCTGTCCAATCAATTACTGAGGCAATCTGACTTGTTGTTGGGTATTCTACGACCTTACCAACAAATCTTGATCTCAAATCCTCATTCAACGGATTGACACCTGCATAATAACTTGGGTTCTGAGTTGCAACAATAGTGAACTTCACTCCCTCTTTCAACATATACAGTTGGTTATTAACAACTATACATCTCCTGTCATCAATAACAGGGTTCAACATCTTCTGAATTTCAGGATCTAATGCGTTCAATTCGTCAAGATACAATATACCACGCTTATTTTTTGCATTATTAGCTGCCATTATAGCTATTGGCAATACACCTAGTTGAAATACCGAGTTACCATTGTATAAATGTTCTCTACCCAATATATCTCCCATTGTAGTTCCTGAACTGCAACTGAATGACACCATAGAAGTATCTGTTTTTGCACATACTTCCGTTACTGCCATAGTCTTACCTATACCTTTTTCACCTTCCATGAGAAACGGCAATCCGTTATCTATTGCAGATTCCAGCATATCCAACTCATTCCCCATTGGAACATATTTGCCAAATCTTATTGGCTTGTACAAATCATAGTTAATAGGAACTGTTGGTATTTGTCCACCAATTTCTATATTTTTTGTACTCATAACAATTCTCCAAGAGGAACTACAAACAATCCCCTGAAAATTGCTGTTCTATTAAAACAGTTTACACTATTCATTATAATTAAAAATCTCCTGCTTTATATTCATATCACCATAAATACCTAGGTTGCCTAACGAATGAAAGTTAGAGAATATACTTCTTGAGTTTTCATGATTAATTTCACCCATATCCTTAAATTCTTCAAACATCAACTTACATGTTTGAGGAGAATAATTGAACTGACAAGTTTCCTTTTGTGAGCATACCCACCTTTTATTAGATTCGTCATATATTACCGAATTTGAACAGAACGGACAAGTTTTAGGTTGAACTGTTGTTGACATTGACAATATCTTTTTAGATGACAATACAGAACCACTATCAGTAGTTCTATTAAGATTGAACTGTAATTCAAACTTATCAGAACTACTTCTTATGTCTTTGAAGATGACTTCATATTCATAAGATTTACTCCACCCACTAGGTCTAAACTTGGCGATCAATGGGACTTTACCATAGTCATCACCAACCTGTCTATACCAGTTGCTAGGTTGTCCCCAACCTACACCTTTTCCCCTAACTATTACGTCAGGTTTCCATGTCCTATAACCTTCTTTTTGTGTTTGCATAATTAAAAAGTACAGAATGGGGTTTTTACCCTACCCTGTGTAACTAAATTCATCTGCCTGTTCTTTGGACAAACCGAATTTCTTTGCGAATATCCTTAAACGTTTCAGGAATCTAAGATTGTTGCGTTCCCTGCTAGAACCTGCGTCTTTCCATCTTCTCCAAGTACGTTTGCTATCGCTTTTAGGCAGTTTCATACCTGTTTCTGTGTCTATTCTTCTTGCCATTTATCATCACATCTTTGTTGCATCTTCTCTAATGCCCTTCTTAAACATCTTAATTAGTTCAGGGGGAACATTATATCCCTTAAAATGTAAATCAATCTGCTGACAGGCACTATCTACCATGTTATACTTACATTTAGGACACAATAACCCATTAATTTGAGCTACTAGATGACCTAGTTTATAATTACATTTTATACATACAGGATTAAATTCCATTATGCGATCATGTATTCTGTCTTTGTTTCGTTCCCAATTATTATCCACTATTATTCACCATAAATTCCAATTCTTTTATAAAGAAATGATCAACATTGTTCCATTTCATTTTTGACATATTAGACACCATATCAAATATGTAATCTCTATTATATTCGTTCATTATAACCTTAGGTTTACACCAACAATTAAAACTGCATTTATCTAGTTTAACCATTTACTATCAATGCCATGACGTATCTACGTTCTTTGACATATAATTCCACTCCCCATGACGACAAGCACGTAACATCATGGGGAATGGGTGTTGCAAGGGTTTTAAGAGTAGTTCCTCATCTACTAAAGAGTCGTTGAGCTTCAGAACACATCAGTTGTAACGCTTCCTCATCATATATGTTCTCTTGGAATTTCTCAATGGTTTCATAGTTGTCATGCAACGTTGCTGGGGATTGTTGCACAACTTTGTCATGGGTTGTAGCCTCGTATAGAAAATGTCCACATCTCACACAGTAGTATGAATCAAATCTGTCGTTGTTATCGGTTGATTTGACCGTGTGTTTTTTGTCGACAGGACATTTAATCATTGTCTACACCCATATGATCTAAGAAATCTACTGCATTATCCAAACCCAATTCCTCTTTTATTAATACCATGAATCCTCTATCTTGCATAGCTCCCACACAATCAACGAATGTCATTTCTATTTCATCTTTAAAATCTTCAAGAACATCTTGTATTGTTTTACATCTAACAGATGGTCTTATGACGTTGTTATAATCATCTATGCCTTTATCTACTAATATTTCATTTATTTGATGTTTAGTCATGCCTGTTTTGTTCTCATACCAAGCATAAAATGTCTTATATGATTGCATACGCATTTTACTTACAGATCCCATCATAGCCTCATATCCTTTGCCTTCTATTATCTTTTTCATGGCTTCTATTTCATCATCTGTCATATCTCTTTCATCTATCATGGTAATTTATCACTCTCCATGTTATCTGCACTTATATCTATCTTTTTGAACAAAAGTTTGCCCATTTCACCCTCTATATCAAACATCTTATGGAAAGGTATATCACCACGTTTGGTATTTCCTTGCATTATAACAATATCTTTTGACGAGGGATCATTAATAATATCACCATATATGTGTTCAGCTTTCTCAACATTAGCGTTCATAGATCCCTCACCACAAAAACAATAGGCGTCAGGCTTTTCTTGATATACTATCTCTTTAAGATAATCCATAGGGCTATGAGTATCATCATCTGTTTCAATAGGTATCACACCCAATGTCTTGTTGCCCTCGACAAATACAAATACAATAGGCATAGCCCTGCCAAACTCGTCATTCATAAATATCTTGTAGGCTTCCTCACAAACCTCATAGAATATATCAACTGTCATAGTGCCATCACCTGCCATATTCATCTTAGTCTTGTCAACTTGACTCATACATCTGTTGATACATTTTGATATCAGGTTTTTAGGACTATTGGCATTATCTCTTGATTGTTCCAACAATGCCATAGACGCCTGTATTTCTTTATCAGAATATTTAGCCCTTAGTTTTTTGAATGTTTCACTAGGATCATGTCCTCTAAACAATGCACTTTGTATCTCTTTAGTGCATTTTAATATGTTGTCTTTTTCTTTATCATTTAGTTTCAACAATATCACTCCCTTTATCTTCTGTCCATTCAACCATATGTGCTTCTTGTAGATGACAATGATAACACTCTTGTGTTGCCTTGCTAGATGTATGTAATGCACACACATTGACAGTTATATCTCTATCACATTTAGAACACATCTTATACTTAACTTTGCCTAACTTGCTCTCATTTATTTTAATCTTCATCTTTGACTCCATTTAATATATAGTGTATTGGGTGGTCGGTTTTCCATGTATCAACGGCAGGATTGTTGGGGTGTACTGCATTAATTAGATAACCCCTGTTTTCACAATGCCAATGAACCATTACTTCCACTCCTCTTTTATGTCATCTGAGAATGTGTTGCTGTCATGTAGTTTATGACGTCTTTCTATTGCGTCAGCACATTCTTGAACTGATGGTTCTCTATCCATACCATCAAACTCTTTTGCCAATGATTCTACCTGACCACACATAGGAGGACATTTACTATGATCTCCTCTTTTGTGTAACATGAATCCATTAACTGTTTCGGCTATATCCACTCTTTCTCTTTCACTAAATCCCATTCTACCCAATTCTTCCCACATAAACGCTTTGGATTTACCTGATTTAGCCCATTTTACCATGTTTACACCTGCCTCTATTTTTGCTTCTATTTTGTCATTCACTTTCATTCTTCATCTACCTCATCAGCATATTCAATAAATATACTGCTGTATTCTGTGTCGGATAGTTGAGTTATTACTTTCAATTCATAACTCCTATAACATCATCACTCACACATCTTGTAAAAATAGTGCTTTGTAATGTTGCTTGTATGGACATTTTGTCAATCATGTTCATTGTAATATACATTTTCAATGTATTTTTAAAAAAAATATTTAATATTATAAAAATAAAACAAATAAATTAAATCTCGAAAAACTCGAAATTCACAACGAGTTTTCGTGTTCGGGGTTAATAAACCGATCGGTTGTATGTGTTAATGATATATATTAATCATACATATTCTCATTAAATATAAATTCAGGTCTATAAACAACAGCTTTAAGCATATCAATTTCAAATGTATATTTAAAATTATCAGTATCTATTGTTGCCAACCATATACTTACACTCCCATCTTCTTCATCTTCTTCTTCTTCAACAATAGTTACTTCTAGCCTCTTACCTATAAGACAAACAACATCATCATCATATGATTCTACAACTATTAGTGTATCGCCAACCCTGACGTTATAATCATAGTCTATTTCTTTCATATTAAAGATAGTTTCCAACCATTTCTTTTGAATTTTTTGCCCTTGAATGTAAATAATATTTTCATTTTATCACCTCTTAATATGTTTATTTATATTGGTCATGGCGTGATTCCTTAAATGAGTGATACTATGAAAGCAGGAAGAATACATCTGTTTGCCATGTCTCTATATTATAAAAAAATATAGACAAACGGCAATATCAAACCTCATCACGTTTTCAATACCCAATGACACTTTTCTCGTAATTTGTGCTTCTAATAAATAAAGGGGAGTTACTCTAACTTAACGAGTTTTACTCCCCATTTTCCACATATATATAGCAACCGTTCCCATCTCAAACCCTTGTAAACGGTATTCCAATATATGAAATTATTTGGGTTATCATTCGCTTGTGCTAATGTTATCTCTCCCTTATTGACCTTGCCACTAATATATGGTTTCATCATTCTATTAGTAACTAATGTCTTTTTTCCATACAATTCATCTTCTTTCAAGACATCTTGTATCTCTCGGGGGAGATTCTTAATAGTTCTACCATGTTTCTTTTCAACATATTCAATCGTATCTATATCAACAGGACAATCAGGAACACCCTCATATCTTGTATTCGATTGCATACCTCTAGGGATTATATTTTCCTCATAACCTGTCAGTTGTGGCGTTCCAAATCTAGTTGATCTGCTAGATTCGTCTAATCCATCTATTTTATGGTTATAAAAAGTGGTCAAGAGGATTTCTCCTCACTAACCTCTTGCAACCTGTGGTCTTTTTGTGGTATATGCACTTTCAATCCCTCTAGGAATCGAATCATCTCAGGTTCGTTAGCCTGTTTGATGTAGGTTGTGAATACACTACCTTTTCCTGCTTGGAAGTATTTACCTGTGAAGGTAAACGTGTTGAAAGCAACTGTTTTCCATAATTGCTTTGCCTGTTCCTTTCTTTGAGGCATGGTTTTGCTTTTATCAACGAGATCAAAATTCTCATCAATTCGTGGCATATTCAAGATATAACTCTTTCCAATGCTTCCATCTTTCTTAATATGTGGAGCTGACACACTAAGACCATTCTTTCCAACACCATGTTGTTTTACTAATGCTGTCAATACAGCAAAACAACCTATTGGTTGTGCCTCTACTTTTTCTACTACCGTGTTTGTTATAGCACTTGTTTGGTAGTTGTATATTTGTGCTTCTGGCTTGACTATCGGTTGTTGTGCCTTTACTGTTGCAACTTCTTCAACAGGGGTATTCTGTTGTGCTTCTATAAATAATGCTGTCAATTTGCTTACACTTTCATGTAATCCACTAACCAACTCACTATTCTTTGCACTTCGATCCAATGCTTCTTCATTAGAAGCTAATATGGACTCAGCTATGGTTTCTAACTTACCAACTCTTTTGGTAAGTGTGTTTGAACTAACCATTGTAATATACATTTTCAATGTATTTGTAAATAAATACTGTTTAATTAAATAATCAATTAAATAAATAATCAATTAAATAAACTCGAAATCGAAACTCGAAATTCACAACGACCATTCGCCTCGGGGGTATTTAAACCCACCGATCCCCATACGTTAATGACATATACATATTAATCATACATAAACGTATAATGAACCTCTCCTCTTATATGATTTGTATATATCCTTCCCGTTACACTATGTGGGGAGTGCCATTTTCTATGCTGGGAATCCCTATTTTCCCAAACATCATCAACAGGCAACTCCCCATCACATAGATTGCATTTCGCTATAATCATAGCAAGAACCTCTTAATTGCTACGAGTATTACTATAAAACCACCAATAAAAATGAGGGCATTTATATCAATCATGTTCCTATATCCAACTCCTCATCTCTATTCCTGCCATTACACTCACATAGGCACGTTCTTTCTCCTGTACAACCCCAACAATCTGTTGTAAAACACAATCTACATTGTGTTTCATGCTCAAAAGCAATTAGGTCGTTACAACAGGTATTTTCTATTGTTAGCATATCTCCTTTACTCATAGTGTTTCTCCACAGGCAGTACATACCTCTATCCTATTTTCTGATTCCCCATCAAATGAGTAATCTTCTTCTGTTTCTCTATGTGGGCATGGCATGGCACGTTCTAGTTCAGATACACGTAATTGTAATAAATCTATCTGTCTAGCCATGTGTTGCATTATGGTAGATAGTGATTTATCTGTCCAATGTGGTGTGTCATTCATGAACAATCACCTACACCATAATCCATGCTTTCTTCTTCTTCAGGAAGGGGGATTCTATTATCAACAAAAACATCTGCTAATAGAGCCTCAATCTCACCGAATGATTCTTCTATATCCTTAAAAGAGGTCATGAGGAATCTCCCATTGAATCTTCTTCCTCAAAAGAGAAGCAATCTGTACATCTATTATTTCTAGGAGCTCCAACCCAAACATAGTCAGTATCTATCCATTGTTCATCACATTCTGTACATAGCACATAAGATGAATATCCAATAGAGAACTCTCTAATAAGAGAGGTCATTGGGTTACGCCCTCATCTCTACAACAAGGCTTTAAACCCTCTCCTATACAAACTGCACAGGCAGTAGTGGATATTTTATCCCCACATTCTTTGTGATACATGACGTAATCCCATTCCTCACAAACAAACCCATTTTTAACATCTTTATGGCAGAACCAACAAAGGTTGTTCTCTTTCACTAATGGGAGTGTAAGTTTCATTGGGAAATATCCCCAACGAACTCTACACTTATACCAGATTTTGTTAGAATCTGTTTAAATGCTGGAACATTCTTTTTAGGAACGTATCTAATATAATACTTTCCTTTTGGTATTGCTCTTACCAAATGTGCTACGTGTTTATATAGGGCTTCTGGTAATCTGCTGTCCTTTAAGAAAGATATGTTGCCATTGTCTTTCTGTCTTAGGGTAACAGATTCTCCCTCACAAACCTCATGAAGGGATTTCATGGTGGATTTGACACCATATGTAGAAGCAACGACTACATCTGCCTTTATAGTTGCTTGTGTTGGTTTTTCAGATGTTGGTATATTGATGGTTAGGTCATCACCCATTAGATTACTAGCGAAGGTAATCATATCTAATCATATCGCCTCAACCATGAATTAACATTGATTGATTGGCGTGATTTTCGCAATCAACGACCATTTGTGCTTGGGGTTATTAAACCCCTCGGTCGCCTAATGTTATTGATATAACAGTTTAATAGAACCTTGCTATACCACACAACTCAACATTAAAGTATCTTGTATATGGTATAGCGTTTCTCCAATCCTCTTTTAAAGGATTTATAATACATATTCTTTAGGTCAATATGCCGACCTTTTCAATTACTCTTTTGATATCTTATGATACCTAACGAACCCGAACTTCGAATCCAACGACCATTTGTGCCTGAGGTATTTAAATCCACCTGCCCCATATGTTGTTGATGTATCATTACACTCATATATATAGCACGTTGCTTATTTCGGGGGTTCACTATTACTAGTATACCTACTTACATCTACCACTACATACATTACTACAATGACACACTCGAATTGCTCGAGAACACCCACCTTTTGTGCCTAGCCCTTTTAAACCTGTCGCCCCCATATGTTACTGTTATGTAATATAGGGGGGTTACTATTACCTACTACTATACCTATATGATGATATTGTTACGCTTATTGTACATGATACATAGCGATTCGTTCCTGTGGGAACCATGTATATAGACATATACACCTGCCACATACTCCCCCTATAAGAACCTATGTATTATAGCGTACTCTCAGGCGTGAGTTTATATACTCAGGCGTGGTAGGCGTGAAAAACCCTAATATAAACATATCTTTCATAGAAACATTTTCACAGTATAGAGGTAGGTATATATAGTGTCGCAAGTGCTCATGGAAAATTATTTTTATTTAAAAAAGGGACAAGATATATAAATCATTATGAAAAATATAACAGAATTTATATGTGACAAAGCCGTATAATATATGTGGACAACTGTCAGAAGTTATTTGAGATTCGTAAGAACTCAACGAGCACACTTGTATAGAGTAACGTCCTATTTCAGTGCTCATATCCACACACGTATCGTACGTCCTTGGCAGGATATACATGGGCGAAAGCCCAAGTGCAGCAGTGTGCTGCATTACTCCCGTGGTCCCGTGGTTGGTTACCTTTAACAATCGGGGCCACACTTCTATCCCTAAATAAACATAGTTTTATATTAGGAGAATACATAATTATACCATGCCATGGCCTTATGAATGTGCAATATGCAAAGTAGGTTCAATAAATCAACTGTGCAATCCTTGTTCACAACTCTTTGAGAGGGGGCTGAGAACGAAACTAAAAATTAAGAACAAACTAAAGAAACTAGACATATACAGCATAAAGTATCACATGGGAAGATATTTCACAGAAACCAGGTCCATGCCTGAGTCTATCCAAATGAACGTGCCTACGTACACTGACTACTGCTCAATCAACTGGAAACTGCCAAAGTCCCCCCTTTTGGAAGATGGGGATTCACTGCATACTGTTACTGGTGTGCCTATTAATATTAGTCATGATAAGGGTTATGGTTATAATTTTAGTGACCACTCTTCGAGTGGCATGACCCCCGCCTGAACTAGATATATGAATCAATGTGGAAAATACCACACCAATGTGAAGAATATCACACCATTTATATAGTATATAATCCAATAATAAACATGCCTAGATTGGCGATTAGGGGTCTTTCTGGCCCGCACGTAATCAAGGCGTGTAACGTGGAAAAGGAGTCTGGCGACTCCATCTTCACATTACAGTTTATACTACAGGGTAATCTTGACGATTCCATATCATTGGATAACGGTACATATGAGATAGACATTTATAAATTAGACCTTGACACGATTATACAAAAAAGCAATGCCTTCGGTAAGTCAAATGGCATTACAAGATTGGACCCGTTTCACCCGACTACACCGTACAGCATAGTGTCACGACAGGTTGTCATAATACCACACGAGAAAGAGATCAGTCCATATGAGTGATATCTATAGATACGACAACTTTACCATTCTATATATAATGTCAGAACATAGTGATGTTATGGCACCAATGACCCTAAAGGACATAATAAAGGAACTTGAGATGGATGGTGAGGCCAATGAGGCATTATCGTTTGAGACAATTTTAAAGGTTATGGAAGGTGAGGATATCAATACAATGGAAACTATCGAAGAAATGCCTAGCCTCCCAAAACTGTTAAGACAAGTGCATAAAGCGGGATTCTGGCATGGTGCAGAGTTCGGACGACATATCTTTCTAAATATAATGGAAGATGAGAGAAAGGCCGAAATTTTGGAGTTTGAGGATTGGGATGAGATAACACCGGACACATCAACAGTAGGCGAACGGTTGAAAAGCAATCAGTTAAACTGCAGCAAAGGCCCGCTAGGTGACGGCAGGCACAACGGTGTAGAGAGTGATACAGATGATGAAACAGATTCATAAGATGAAACAGATTAGGCAAGACCAACAATTATATATTACATTCCCCGTATATAATATATAGCAACATGTTGATCAAACTGAACCCAGGTATCATTTGCAAGGAATGTGGTGATATAATGACAATGGGCAGAGACAGGGCAAGCAATGTAAATTTTGTAATTAATGAAGATAAACCAATCATGTCAGGAGATTTTGACTGTATTGTAATGTGTATAAAATGCATGAAAAATCACATATGTCGTGCATTTATCAGAGATGGTGAGTTTAAGGGAATTGCATCGTATGAAGAGGAAATGTCATAATGGTGGAAAAAAAGTTCCGTGGCTCCGCCACGAAGAAAGGCGACGGTTGGCATATTGAGATAAACGAGGAGTTCCAGAAGGAGCTGGAAAAAATGTCCCCGGAAGACAGAAAGGAGATTGAAAGCATCATGAAAGGCCTAAGGAACGGTGACATAGATCCCATGACATTGGGTGATCGTATGTGCAGTTACTGTGGAAATGTGTTGGGTGATGTTGAAGAGGATGTAATAATGTGCAGACTTTGTTCTGAAGAGATGAAATAATTATGTTGCCAAATCGACGAAATGGTCGTCTTTCAGATTCAGAGCAACAAATGATTCATCGTATAGTATATCTGACCTTCGGGATGTTGTGTTTTTCCGGTAATGGCCGCAATCTCGACGTATAATTTTTTTTTCATATAAATCTTTACAAGGTCTACATAATTCATTGTTAATTTCATAAAGTATGCAATCACAGTATTGACACTTGTGGTCCAACATGGGAATGATGTCCCTGTATGACGACGAAAGATACTCCGTGTTACCGCACTGAATTATTATATGATTTATTATGTTTCCCATCATCCTTTCCCACAGGTACAAAATCCTGCACGGTATATTTGTTTACAGTACACTTTCCGTTGTCACATATGGCAAACCTGCCACCACTTATTGTCTTTTTGGATTGAAAGCCACAGCTTGGGCAGTTTGTTATAACTGAATCACCCATGAATCATCGATCCTTGGGCAACCCGCGTCTTGTATCCCTGGAGAAGCATTTTCCACATACATCACTGTGAGTTTTTATCATCTCACTCTTGCATACAATGCATTCTGTCATTACGGGATTCATCATGTGAACACCATCGTGTCTTCGTCTGGTATGAAGACCTTCATTTTCATCTCTAACTTGTTCAAATCTCCGGGAAGACCCAACAAATAAATCGGTGCTATCGCACCATCAAGTTCTTCCTTTGGAATTTTTCGGACCTCAAATCCGTCTTTAACTATTTTCATTATAACCTGCAACCTCTACACAAGGGCAATCCTTTCTTGTCTAAAAACAACTTGACACCTGAATCAAAACATTTATGACAAAGTCCTATTACATCTTTAATTATACCTACAGTTACTTTAGGTTGTTTTCCTAACATTATCTGTACACGTCCCCCTGCTTGGCAGGTGCCTGAGTCATTTCAGACTCGGATTGTTTTATCATGTCATCAAGAACCTTAAGTCTATATTCATGCATCTGTTTGGACGTGCCTATCTGACCTGCATTCTCTTCTTGAAATTTCTCGCTCGCTACCCTCGCTCTAACTTTTAATAAATCTTCATGGTGCGCTGCTGCTGTATGTTTATCTGTCCACATAATGTATATATGGTTGTTTAGCCATATAAATCTATGTGTGGATTGAATGAATCCAGGGATGACTTGGGCAAACCTAATGACACTCCCAAACGCAGGTGGGATGTCGTGGAAGAAAGAGGCAGGGAGATGGACAGGGCAATACAGTGCGTGCTTTGCAGGAACCAGGCCGTTGGTGCCGGTGGAGGATGCTGTGCAGACTGTATGACAAGTATAATGTTGGAAAAAGCAAGAATTATATATCCGGTTAGCGTAAAAGACTTAGAGAAAAAATGGAAAATCAAATAGAAAAAAATACAACAGAAAACAAACTGGACATATTGATAGAAGATGTGGAAACTGTCTCCAATGAGATAACCAAAATGAATTTTGAAATGGATGGTTTTAAAGAAGAGGCTGATAGACTAATAGAAAAACAACCTTACATGGTAAGACAGATACAACAGAACGAGAAAAGGATGTATAGGATGATAACACAATTAACCAAGCATATGGAGAAAAAACATAAACTGGATGCAGAGTTAAACAAAGAGAGGGCATTATATCAGGCCGCACATCCGGAAAAATACAAGAAACCTGCAAAGAAATCAACAAAAAAGACACTGTCAAAGAAAGTGAGTGATATTACAAAAGAGGTTGGTCATGACAAGAACGATTAGGCGCAGAAACACCACACACCCTACAAGGGATGGAAAGCATAACCCTGTATGTGTAGATGAAAATTGTGAGGACTGTAAATGAAACTAACTAAGGATAGATTCACCAACTGGGAAGATATAGATGAGGATTATGACATTCTATTAGATGATGAATTAATCATAAGTATAAAACCAGAAGAAAGGAGTAGGGATATAGCAGATTATATCTTAGAGTGTCAAGAAAAGGCAGAGAAATGGGATATGGATAACACTGATATTTCACAGGATGATGTAGATATGCCAAAAGGAGATGAATCATGAGTGAACGACAAATGATGATGGTATATCATAATAAAGATAATGGTTACACAATGGTGTTAAATTATGATGATGATGTTA